CGCTATTTTGTACAAATAAGTTTCATTTTGCTTATTATAGTGATTCCGTTGGGGTCACAACCAATTTCTCACAAATCTGTCTATATCAGCCACTTATCTTTCAGGTGCAAAGATAGTGATAACATTTTTATAACACAAATTTTTAATTACTTTTTAACTATATTTTGCAAAAGTTGAAATTTGGCGGTTTCAAATACTTTTCTTACTTTTGCACTCGTCAATACAGATTTTCGCCCTCTATCTTGTTGATACAACATTTGTGAAACTTCAATACTTTCAATAGGTATTACAATATAGGGGATTGATTAAGCCGTTAGAAGAGGGTCGGTTTTTTCTTTCCCCAATTTTTGTTTGCTATGCAGTATATAAACGTCACCATAGAACTCCTTAAGACATACTCTTCGAGCAAGAGGATGAAGGAACTTCTTGCGCTGGCGATATGGTTCAAAATGCAGCATAGCAATTCCGTGATTTGGAACGTAACAGAATACAAATTGCGCAAAGGATTACGTATTGGAAAGGTAAAAGCTGAAAGACTTATTCGAGACATGAAAGATAGCGACCTGTTTACCATAGATGGCAATAAGGTTGTTGTCTCCTCTTTCCGTGACCATACAACAAAGTGGACTCGGAAGAACAAAGAGTATCATGGAGCAATGGTCTGCAAGTTCGAAGTGATGGAGTACACGATGAAGGAACTCTACAATCTCATTAACGAGAAACTTTTTGTCTATCCGATTTGTGCTGCCGAGCACAAGGACTGTTGCATGAAAGCATATGATGATGGAAAAGTCGGTGCCAAAGGTAAGGCTATCACGATAGGGCAGTTTAAAAAGGCGATCAATATGAGTAGTGGTGCTGTTTCTAAGTTGAAGAAGAAACTGATAGGAGAAGGGAAAATAAGTTCCACTCTTGCAGAAAAGCACTCCTTTGATGTTAGAAACGAAGAAGAGACGAAAAGGACATTAAAGAGGACTGGCAAGAAGAAAGCCGACTTTATTGTTGGCACGCTCGGTTTCATAGTCCTTGCATGTTCTTACTCAATTACCGACAGAATGGTTTCTGATGGATTCAGACATCTTATCTACGGCAAGCAAAATGAAAAGGTGATACAGAAGGACATGAGTTTTGGAGGAATTCCTGATGGATTCTTCTGTTAAACTCTTCTGTGTTCATTTGTGGAACCTACATTGAAAGAAAGAAAATTATAATAATTGAAAGTTATGAAGAATGAAACAAAATTAAACAGAGTAAAGGAGTTTCTTGATGGAAACAATATCAAGTACGTTACTCCTAAGAATGCCGGAAAGAAAGGTCATAGTGACTTATTTCTGCCCTCATTCAGAATCTACATCAAACTTCAAGGTGAAGATGATGAGTTGTTCTATAAAACCCACCACATAGGTGTGCATCCTATCTTCATCCGTGATAGTGAAACTCCTAAGTTTGTTCTTGAGAAGGTACAAAACACCATCATCAAGATAATGCAGAAGAAACAGGCAGCATTTGAGAAACGTAAAAAGAAGTCGTCGAACTAAAATTTATAGCGTATGAAAGAAGAAGATTTAACGAAAGCTATTCAGCTGAAGGCACTACTTGATAGTGAAAGAGAACTCTTGAAGTTCGCAAATCACCCGTCTGTGGATTTAAGAGTTAATCTTGAAGAAAGGTGCGACCACGGACGTATTCTTAACATAGAATACCTTCTCGGTGATAATATTATCGAAGGACTGAAAGCGATGGTTATCGCCAACATCGAGGGGAGAATTAATGACTTACAGGAACAATTAGAAAAGTTGTAGGCTTATGGGAAGTTTTATAAAAGAACGTCTTATTTATGCATACTGCTGGACGCATTCGACAGGTAGATGTAAGGATTGCACTTGTGTTTGCACCTTCAAGAAATGTAAGGACTTCGTAAATTCTTTTTGGAAGATACACCGCTACAGGCATTATCACAAGACAAAAGCGAAATATCCAACAACGCTTGTTGAGTTCAGAAAAAGAGTTAATCCGTTGTTTCATAAAAAATTATAGCTTATGGAAGTTGAAAGATATTATTATGCAGTAGCATACTTCATGTGTAAGAGTGGCTCAATTAGTGTTAATTCGGTTGCGTGTAGTGTTAGAGGGGAAGAAAAGGATACTAAGTTCTATCCTCTCATGAACATCCTCACGGACGTGGAAGAGAAGTTCAAGGATGATATTGTTAGCGGAACAGTAGTCATTCAGAGTGTTATTGAGATTAGTAAACAGGACTATGATGCTTATAATGAACGCATCGCTAAGATGAAAGAGAAGAATGGAAAGGTTGACAAAGGTAATGGATAAGTACTTGAAGGAAGCTGTCGCTGATTGGGATAAGAAGTCAGTTCTGACCCTCGTTGTCAGCAAGGAATGGTTCGATATGATTGCTGCCGGAAGAAAAACTGAAGAGTATCGGGAGATTAAGCCGTATTGGGCATCCCGACTTGTAAACCAGAAAGCCGAAGGCTGCGAAGTGCTTTTTGATGAGTACGGCGGTTATTGTTGTGTGACAGGTGAGCCGGAATACAAGCCATACACCCACGTTCTCTTCATCAACGGCTACCGCAAGGATAGTCCACGAATTGAGAAGGAGATTGAGAGTATCACCATCGGTAAGCCTAAGAAAGGCTTATGCCCCGACAAATGGCTTGATACTGAGTTTTTTATTATTAAATTTAAGTAGCGTATGACAAATGAGGAATTTTTCTATGCTCATCTAGGTGAGCGAGTTCTTTATAAAGGTAAGGACATTGGGGCATACGTGGCAGGGTATGTAGAAGAAAAGTATATCATCTTAGGTTTTGATGATTATACAGGCTGCATTCTGTACTTCACATCTAAGGTGTATAAAACGCTTGGTAAAACATATAACTCATACCGATTCGCAAAGTTGAAGTATTTGAAAGTAATAGAACAATAGTTATGAAAAAGGAAGATAGAATCAAGGTTTGGGAGAAGTACGGCCATCATTGCGCATACTGCGGAAAAGAAATAAAGCTCGAAGATATGCAAGTAGACCATTTCGTTCCAAAGAATCGTGGCGGTTACTCTCGTTGGAGTGATAAGGAAGGTAAGTATGTCGTTTCTCATGGTGAGGATAGTATGGAGAATTACATGCCTTCTTGCCGAGCCTGTAACTTTAGAAAGCGGGATATGAATATCGAACAATTCCGTGAATCTATAAGAGAACAGGCTGAAGGTTTGCTTAGAGGTGCTGCAAAGTTCCAAGTAAGTATGAGTATCGCTTATGGTCTGCTTACTCCTTCTTTCAATAAGCCTATCGTATTCTATTTTGAAGAACAAAAAGGAGTAGCGTATGACTAGTATTAGCAATACAGAAAAAGCAGAGCCTAGTGCTCTGCTTTTTCTTTGTCTTCACGTTCTCGTTTCTCGACTATAGCCTGTCTGATCCATTCGCCTTTGTTGCGTCCTAGGGATTCACAAAACTCAAACGTTTCTTCGTTTACATGCGTCACAACCCTGTAGATGAGGGCAGCTGCGCCCTTGCTCGGTGCTCCGGCTCGCTCTCTGCGACCACCCCACCCTGGATGCTGACTGACCTTGCATTGCTGAACCTTGCCCTTGCTATTGATGCGGAACTTCATTTTCAGCCGGTCATTTACCCAAACTTCAGCAATTACCGCATCGGGCGTCTGCTGAAGGGTAGATTTGGCGATGCCGATAAGATAGGATTTATCCTTGAAGAAGGTCTCTGTCTCATCGAGTATCGCCCAATCATCGTAGATTATGATTCTTGCCTTTTCCATATCCTTAACCTAATATTGCCATCAGTATCGTGAATAAGAAGATAAAGAGCACAAACCATTCCTGTTTGCTCATAGCTTAACCTCCTTTCTTCTTCTCTTGCGATGATAAATTTGAAGTGCTTTCACAACTCTGTGGTCTTCTTTCCAACCAAAAGAAGCTTTAATCACTCGTTTCGTCCAATATCGTTTCTTCTTTTCTGAACCTAGAAGTATCTTCTTTGCTAGTCTTGCTTTCATTTCTTACCTCCTTCCTCGATTACTCCTATCGGTTTGATGTCGTTCACACTTTCATCCTCGGTGAAGAAGGAAACCTTCATCATGTCGCTCACGTAGGCCATGGCCACAACATCTTCATGGGCGTTCTTGATGATACAGATGTCTCCTCTTACCTCGTTCTGCATTTTCAGATACTTCACGGCTGCATCCTTCACCGCCAAAGGATTCATTTTCTTTGTTATGGTCTCCCCTGACTGAGGGAAGACGAAGATAAATTCTTGCTTGTTCATACTGCTTTCTGTTTTTGTCTTGTTTGAAATCTGATATATATGCTGCGTGTATCTACATCAAAGTAGGCGTCTTTCTGCTCGTTAAAGCTGGCCCAACCTTCTTTCCTGTACTTCACGCCATTAGTCTGCATAAGGGCGTTGCAAATGGTATCACTCCACTTGTACGTATGGGCAAACTGCTCTTTGCGTTCTATCACGATACAGGTTCCTAAGAAAACAACTTCTGTTACTTCACCATCAACATAACCACAATAGTTCTGTTTTTCCTCGCTAATATTGCTTGCACAATTCTTGCCGAAGATACGTGAGAGGGCAACTTCCATCGTTCCTTCATCAATCAATTCTAATTTGTTTCTTGCCATATTAATCTAATTCACTTTCTGTTATTAACAACTCATCAAACATAATACTATCCTTGCATGAGCAGCTCCATGATGATTCGTCCTTGTCTTCAGACACTTCATAGTTATCGGGATATTCCTCCTTGTAGAAGTCTAGAATATTATTTTCCTCTTCTGCCATCCGCTCCTTGGCTGCGGTCTTGGTAGAGTAAACTCCGATAACATTAACGCCCGAATAATCTTGATTGTCTGCTCCGTGCTTAATCAATACAAATACTTTCTGTTTCTTCATCTTACTCGCCCTCCTTCTCTTCTACATCAAATATAACACTTTCCAACTCGCCTTCGCCTTCCAAAGAACCGCTATCGTACACGTCTCTTGCGAACCTTTCAGCGCATTCTGATGAAACAGCGGAACACTCCACCTTGTAGACTACCTTCTCAACGATTTCTACTACATACTTTTTCATAATCAAATCCTTTCTTTTAAAATTAATACTTGGTGGACGGATGGTACGTTGCAACCATCTGTAGCGGCTTGAATACCGCATTCGCCCTATATATAAAACAACAACAACTTCTATTATATCTTCTCAAGACAAGTGCTCTTGTCCACGCTTACATCTCCTCAACAATATCTTCAAAACTCTTCTTCTTAATCTCCATGGAAATCAGACTTGCTATGTCTAAGGCTTTCGTTTCCTCGTACTCTCTGGACGTATCGTCATGGATATATATACAGAAACTATCTATCTCGTATCTGTCGCTATTGAACAGAGTATAGCTTGATGTAGGAAAGCGGAAAATGATTCTGCTCCAATCCTTTTTATCCAACAGATTTTTAACAACTGAATTAGTCATACTCGAAATGGTTTGTGAGGGAGATTTCTCTCCCTCGGTGTTAAACTTACTCCTTCAACAGACTTTCTACAAGTTCTTCCTTTGTGGAGAAGACGTCTGTACAATAGGTGTATCCATAATCATGTTTTAATAAAAGTTTGCAACACTCCTTGTCTTTGTCTTCTCTCTTCTCAAGAACGATGCGAGAAATCGTCTTCTCAGCTATCTTGTTATCACGCAATAGGAAAACCTGTTGGCCAACATAGAAGTTGGTTTTAAGATTTGTCTTTGCTCGTTCCTGTACTTCCCAATCAGACGATAATTCCATACATGCGTACACTTCCTTGCCTTTTGAGAGGTCTTCGGTGATGTGCTCGAAGATTTCCTGTTCTGTTGGCTCTCGCTCTTCTCCGGTCTCTTCATCATCGATGGTGTAAATACTATATTCCCAACCTTCCTTGTCTACAAGTTTGAGTCCGGCTGCCTGCGCCTTTACTACTTCTTGTATGGTGTTAATCTCAACTCCTACAAAATTGTCACTCAATCTAACTGCCTTAGTTGTCTTCATAATTTTATCTCCTATAATTTAAATTTGTTACTTGTTATTGTTAATCATTCTTGCATCATAAGTTCTGCCGATAATCTCGTCTATCTTTGCTTGCTGCTGATAATCTGTGCAGTCGGCAAAGTTCTCCTGTCCCTCATAGAAACGTGCTGCATTCTTCAGCTCATGGAGTGTTGCTTGGGTGTAGTCCTTGTTAGGATCAACTTGCCTAAGGTTCTCACATGTCTTGCAATACTCGATGAAGTCTACAAGCAAAGATTTCTCCTCGCTCTTGCTCTGCTGCGCTCCCATGAGTGGTAGGGCAACTATCGTTGCCACTATCAAAACTATCTTAATTCTCTTTTTCATATTGTTACTGATTTATTTTCTTGTTTATCTCTTTAATTGTATTGTATGTCTTTGGAAACAACTCCAAATGTGCTGCCATGAAGACTGCGCACCCAACTGCCTTTGCATAGGCTGCTGTTGTTGTTTGGTAGAGTAACGCTCTGATTGCGTCATACTCCTCGTCTGTAAGTTCTAACTTAACCATATTACTCGTCCTCCATATCTTTTGCTGCTCTCAGTCTGTAGCCTGTAAGACTGCCAAATAAGAAAATTAATACATAAATTGTGATGTCCATAACTTAAACCTCCTTAATATCTTAAAATCTTTTTGATTACTGCGGCTGCGAGAACATCGTTAGCGGTTATAGGTCTCGGCTCTGTTATGCTTTCTGCCCATGCTGCACCGCCAAAATACCAATGTTCTTTTCTCCATTCCTCACAAAACTTCTCAGCCTCCCAACGTGTAGGAAACTCCTTTTCTCTCATTTCCGAGTGCGGTCTGCTGCCATACTCGTAATGTGCAATGTGATGTACTTTCATATCAATTTCCTTTCTTTTAATTGTTATACTTGTGCGGTCTCTAGGCTTGAACTAGATGTGCTCCTCTATTCGCTGACCGCTGCGGCTTTTATCTCTTGCCAAAGTTGAAGATTCTAACGAACTGATAGAAGGTTTTGTGTCCTACAAGGTGAAACAAGTCTTCAAAGATGTACTCCTTGCATTCCTTTGTTCCTTCTCTGTACACATCTTGCATCTGCTTTGCGGTCATATAACCGCTAGTAAGCCATTCGAAGAATAATTCCCCTAAACTCTCGTATGCGTTGTTCTTGTCATAGAACTTCTTCTGCTGCTCGTAAGTTTTGTTCTTTCTCATATTCTTATCTCCTATCTTTAAGATTCTATACCATTTAATTTAAGGGCGATTGCCTTTAAGTTCTCAATTCTCTGTTGTGCATTCGGTGTGAGTTCCGCACCACAAATAAGAACTGCTTGCGAAAGGTTCATTACCTTGTCGTATATCGCGAGAGTGATGCTTGAAATCTCATCGCTCGTAAGTGTTATAGTCTTTTCCATATTCTTATCGTTTTAATAGTTCAACTTTGCTTTAATCTCTTTAAACTCCTTCAATCGCTTGTGCGTTATAGGAGTATCATCGTGGCTTGAAATACATTCCTCTAGAAGGATTATTCTATCGTTAATAGCTGATGTAATATTATATATTTCACCGCCTGTAAATGTTATTGTCTTTTCCATTGTCTCTTGTATTTAATTGTTCGTTACTCTTTCCACCAATCGGAAACGTCACTTCTCTTAAGATGTCTCATTTCCAAAAACTCTTTGAGGGTGCTGCAATATGTGTTCATAGAATAGCAATCGCCATTCAATATAACATGAACTTCTTTAGCCATAGTCTATATGTTTTTAAAAGTTATCTATTCAAATGGTTCAGAGTCCAAACCTCCACAACCCACTCATACCCTACATTGTTGCACTGGCTTTGGTTCATCCGTCTGATGTCCTCGGCTTGCTCCTCCGTAATGGGTTCGCAGTCCAACTTCATCAACTTCTTGATACTTGTTTCCTTGCTAGTCCCGATGTAAATCAATTCCATGCTCTCAATAGAGTTCCAAACGTCTGTTCGATAAAAAAGATATACTTCCATATTGTCTCATTTATTTTAGGCGTGGGGAGGGGCGTACGCCCCGTGGGGGCGCTGCCCCCTTATCTCCCCACATTGTTACTTACTCATTTCATACACCCAAAGTATCCCTTCATGATGCCAAGCATAATGTTCTGCTTGCCACCTTTCATTGAATTGAGCGATAATCTTTGGTTCTTTCTCGGGTTCTGAGAATTCCTGTACTACGATATACGTCTTCATGCCCTTGTTTTCTTCGTCTTTGAATACTCCAAAGTACTCTTCATAGTCTTTGAACACAAGAACTTGAACTTCCTTTCCTTTGTATGTTACAGGAAACTTCCCGATAAACTCGTTGTCTCCCCAATACTCTTTGATATACTCGTCACTATCCTCGTATATGCAAGGCATTATGGTTCTTTCTTCATCGATTTCGAACTTGTTGCCCTTATGATAAATTAGGCTACAAGCGATATAATCTGCTAACTTTGCCATAGTCTTTAATATTTATAGTCGTACAACTGAGTGAGTACGTTATCGTACAGGTCTCTTGTCTTCTCAACGATGCTTTCCTTCCAATGAAATGGATTCTCGTTTGCAGTTCTTCTAATTATGTTGGCTAATACAATAGCATCAGCCTTAGTCAATTCTAATAAACACATCTTTGTTGTTTCCATTGTCGTTGTTGTTAAAATGTTCTACAATAAAGTGCAGGTGTACGTTTGCTCCCAACGTTCACAAGTTACATGTGACCTAACTCCCTTCGTTTAACGTCCGTGGGTTGACGTGTTTCGATGTTTCTCTAGTCTAACACGACTAGCGTTTTTACATCTTCCGTGATGAGTGTTTGAGACTTCTTTGTCTTGTTGCTTTTAGAGTTGCAACTAACTCGGTGTACGATGTCCTCGGTGTTTTGCCTGTATCATCCTCAGTGTTTTGCCTACTTAACCTATTTGTATAGCGTTCGTTACTAGCCAAAATCTCTAAATGTTCCATTGCTACGCTTGAGAAATAAAACCAACTTGATTTCGGGTGCAAATTTAATCCAACTTTTTAATTCTACCAAATTTTTCTACACTTAATTTCAAGTTTTAGGTGATATTTAACCTCTGTTAATATAAAACTTAGATTAATTTACAGATTTTAATAAAATTATTAGGTGAATTATTTGTATCTTTGCACCCAAATAATTAAAGTAAAATTTTATGGCGACAAAATCATCAACAGAAAATATAAATCTGAACTTGAAAGAGTTACTTAAAGAACGTGGAGTTATGGCGAAGGATTTGGCAGATTACCTCGAAATAACTCAAGTTGGTATGAGCAATATCATTAACAACAAAACTATCCCTTCATTAGGGACGCTAATGAAAATAGCGAAGTACTTTAATATGAAGTTGTCAACACTTCTAGGTGAGGAGCCTTTAAAGGTTGTTGATAACTCTAAAGAGTTTGCAGCATTCGTGAGATACAAGGGTATTCATTATACCGCTGATACCCTTGATGAATTTTTTAAACAAGTTGACGAATTAAAGATTATAGCAAGATGAAGAAGTTATTTATATTAGGCATATTGGCAGTAAATGCAATTTGTATCTTTGCGCAAGACAATAACAAGAAGTGGAGACCCGAAATAACCTGCACTGAGGTGTGTGGAGTTAGATTTGGTAGTTCTTATGAAACTGCCAAAGAGATTCTTAAAAGAAAATATGGTGAACCCGATTATTTTGGAACAAACGAAAATACAATTGTTTATCACTACAAGTCGTATGGCGGTATGAATTTTACATACATATCCTTTGATTTTCAGCGTGATGGTGCTTTCAGCTATATGAACCAATGCGTAATGGGATATGATTGTAAAACAGCAGAAGAAGCAAAAGGTAAAAGAGATACTATTTGGGAGAAAGCTAAAAAGAAGTACCCTTTTTGCCATTGGGATATAGACGATAATGGATTCAAATACTATGAGAGTGGTTGCTCTCCTCTAGGCGGGTTCGGCAACGGCTTTGTTGTTGATGTAGTAAAGTTTGATGAGCCATACAATGGGTATAGATATTTCGCACGCATCATGTATGGACCATATAATTACGTAAAGGAAGACTTCTAGGGCGTCAGCCCCACAGGGCATGGGGAGGGCGCTTGCGCCCGTGGGGGCGCTGCCCCCTTATCTCCCCCGAGGATTTTTCACTCTCACCTACAAGAAGAACACACACCCAACAGAGAGAGAAAAGAGAGAGTACAGGGAGAGAAAACCATTTCCCTAACTAGGAAAAAATATTTCTCCAACTAGAAAAATAGAAAAGAGAAGAAACCGCCTAAATCATCCTTCAACCTCATCATTTCTAGATGAGCGCATTATCTTGCACCAAACCATGAAATCTACGAAAAACCCACAAAATCGGCTCTAATATGCCCAAAAATGGCTCTTAAACGGCTCAAAACTTGCGAATTTGGGAGAAATCCCGACCAACTGCCCGAAAATCGCAAAAATCTTCAGAAATGAGCGAGTTTAGCGTTGATTGTGGGTGAAAAACATTCAAGAAGGTTGAATACGGCTAGTTAAACTTTGCTAACGAACTCCTTGCGTGCGTGCGTACCTATTAATGCAAAACCACATTTTTGTTTGCAAAGAATCTTCTTTTATGAAATAAGAACTTTCTTTACAATTTACTTTTATTCTTCCTCGGGAATAATTGAAACTAACTTGCTTATTATTAATCACTTGTCTTTTCTTTACAATAATCACGTATGTTTACAAAATGGGGCTTCTAGAGGGCGAAGAGGGAGGAGGAAAAGGGGTGATTTGCGCCCCGAGAAAGAAATTGGTGGGATTTGTGGCGATTTTGAACGAGGTTGGAACACGGCAAAACGAACCTTCAAATATTATATATTTGCCCTCGAAACATCAAATAATTGCAATTATGACGGAAATATTATCAAAAATCCCAAAGCATTTGACCTCTTGCCCTGTTCTCGGGGATAAGAAAGAATGGGGCTTAGGTGCTGCATCCTTGGCGCTTGGCGTTGGCTCCTCTCTCTTTGGCGCTAACAAGGCGAAGAAGGCAGCTAGAAGGGCAGCAGCCGAGAACACGTACAGAACGAACGCAGAGAAGGCTTGGTACGACAAGAACTACAACACGGACTACCTAGACACGAAAGCGGGTCAAAACCTCATGAGAAGGGCGAAGGAAGTACAGGACGAGTATGTTCGCAAGGCTGATGGCGCTGCTGCCGTTGGCGGTGGAACCGCTGCAAGCGTGGCGATGGCGAAGGAGGCTGCTAACAAGGCTATGGGCGACACGATAGCCAACGTAGCGGCACAGGACACGGCTCGCAAGCAGCATGTGGAGGATGCTCATCTTCAGAACACTCAGCAGTTGTCTAGAGAACGTCAGCAAATCGAGCAGCAGAAGGCGCAAGCCACTAGCGATGCGGCTCAAAATGCGTCAAATGCTATGTTTAATTTCGGTGTGAACCAATTGGGGTCAGAACTCGAAGGGGCTAAATCGGTGAAAACCAACACTTTAGGCTCAAACGGAAAGCCAATTGATAACACAATTGTAACACAACAAGACAAAACCGCTCATTCTGCCGCTACTGACCACTTGGCTGAGAGCATGATGTCTCCCGAGGAGAAGAACCAATACCGCTTGAAGAAGGCAGTCGGCTTGTCGGGGCTTGGGTAGCAGCTAGAAGGTGGAGCGGACGAGCGACAGGTAAGGACGGCAAGGCAAGGTGGACGAGGCGTAACAGGCGACCCCAAGACCCCCACCCCCTTTGACCACCGTTGCAAATTATAGTAGAATAATACAAATAAAGAAATTCTGCCTCCCACCACCCCCTTTTTCTGGATTTCGGTTTTCCGATTTTCCCCACCCCTGAATTTTCTGGAAGTGTTAAAATGATTAAACATAAATAATATGGAAGTAAAGATAGGAAAAGGTCTTTTGTCTCAGATTGAGAAGCCATTCGAGTCTAGCAATAATAAGATAACGTTAGATGATTTAGTGAAGTTTCTAAAAGAAATGGACGAGCAGTATAACCATAAAGTAAATACTGAACGTGAGTATTACGCTCGGTTGATACGTAAGGATGGAAAAGTCCGAAATGTGCTAGTGGTAGAAAATAAGAAGGAAGCTGAGGCGTGGAATCCTAAATTCTACTATTACAAAGAGACAGATAACGGCATTATTCCTGCATCATACGACGATATTATAAACAGTTTTAAAACATTAAAACATAAAGATTATGAAGATATTAATTAATGGCAAAGCCCCATTAGAGCTTACCACATTTTGCAAATGGTCTGTAAAAGATGGCAAATTGTTCAATAAGAATACTCGTCGATTCGAAGGTGTAGATGGTGATAAAGTTACTTTCATTAAAGAGAATGGTAACAAATATGAAGGTACTGTTTCCTGGTATACCTGCTATCAGGTTATTCCTACGAAAGAAACTGGAGTCGAAATTCTATCTACAAAAGAAGTTTTATCCGTAGAAATAGAACATCGTTCAGTAGTTGAGGAGCTTAAAGGTGATGAACCACCCCTAGAAAAGTCACTTGAGGAATCCAATATTTTTTATAGACGAAATAGACAGTACGATCAGAAAGTACTCGGATATTTAATTAAAGAAAATGTTAAGTTTCCTTCTGCATTTTATAGTTACGCTACAATTATATCTATATTATTGGCTCTGGGTATTATAGCCTTATTTGAGTTTTTATTTTAAGTTAAACATTAAAACAAGATAGATTATGACATTAGAAGAAGCAAAGAAGATATTGGAGAAAGAAGGTTTCCACTTGGTTTTGGCGAAGAAAGTCATATACCAGAATGGTGCGATAAGAGAATTTGAGAAGCCAGAAGTTTGCGAAGCCATAAAGGTTGCCAATGCAAATAGATGGACTGTTTGCTTGTCTCCTACAGAATGGGATGAGCGAGAAGCCCGCTTGAAGAAGGAGTATGGAAAGAATACCAAGACTCCTGGTGAAGAGCAGCCAGAGGGAAATAAAGTTATCATTTACCCTTCAACCTCTCCAAAAGATGATTTTTACTACAAACATGTTCTTAATGAAGGGAACCCTGCCCTTGAGGAAGCAGCCTCCCAGTTCAACGATGCCTTGTTGGATGAGCAGTCGAAGAAGATTAAGCGTCTCACTGAAAAGATTGCCCGACTGAACAAGATCATCCACAAGAAGAACATGAAGATTGAGGAGTTTAGAAAGGAAAGTTCTAGACACCTAAGAGGAAAGATTAAGATGTTCGGCGAGAATCTGGATTTATCACAGGAGTTATGTGATAAAAACGAGGAACTTCGCCTTACAAAGATTCGTGAGAAGAATCTTGCCGAGTTAGGTCTTAAGTATATTGGGGAGAATGAGAAGTTGAAGAAGAAGCTTGCAGCCAAGATTGTTGACGAGATTGATGCTCGGGCTTTAAAGAGTGCCGAGAGTGCTCTCGCTTACAAAGAGAAGGTGATTGCAGAGAAGGACGAGGTGATTGCCGACTTAGGTAATGAACTGGCGGCTACCAAGAAGGAGTTGGAGGAGAAGACCAAGCTGGTTGAAGTGGTTCGCAAAGGTTCTAAGGAGTATCGTGAATACGGTATTGAAGCTGTAAAGATGATTCGGAAGATGGCAAAGGTTATAGTTAGTTATAAACCAGTAGTATCATTAAAAGACTTCAAAGAATATCGCCGCTTAGCGAATGGCTACAGTTTCAACCCTCAGCTGTTTGATTTTAGCGAGGAAGAGGAGAAGAAACTTTCTCTTATCAGAGACGATTCTGTTGGCGCAGTAACGAACCAGAAAAATTGTTCTCCTTTCAAAGATACTCATCCTACAGAGGATAGCCCTGAGGAGGTTGAGTTGGATGAAATTCTGGAGTTGTTCGTAAGGCTCTAGAGGAAGGTCACACGGTTACTATAGATTATAAAGATTAGCTATGGCAGTAAACAATAATCAGAATACGCAGCAGCCTAGGAAGAAGCCGGTAACTATCGGCGGCTATCCTGAGGCTGTGCATGACCTGATGAGGGCGAAATATCCCGATTATGATCAGGTGATGAATGGAGGCAACGGAGGGACCGCGGGGGTTAATGGAGGGACCGCGGGGGTTAACTTCTTCGGGAATGGGGGCGGTGCTACCGGTAAGTTTGAGGCTCAGCCTGTTCAGACTGGCGCAGCACATATTACAGACTTCACCCAGATGCCTAAGCAGGAAGAGTTCGTTCCGCATGGAAGCGGTAATGCTAACCCTGCCTTGGGACCAGTACAGACTCCTTACATGGGCGATGCAGCAGAGAACACTCCCCAGCCCCAGAGCAACTTTGAGGGAATGCCGCAGCCTTCTACTGGTTGGAATGCTGACGGAACACCTCGCTATGATACGCTTTCTACTGCTCTGAGCGGCTTTCAGATGCCGCAGGAACAGCAGGTTCCAGAGTTTGAGGCTGACCCTAAACAGAGGGATGGCGGCTTTTTCAGTTGGCTCGGGAAGATTATGCCGAAGAGCAGACCAGGAATGCGTGAGGGAGAGACTCCAGAAGAGTATGACCGCCGAATCACTACCAACCGTGAGAATATCGCTGCCTTTGCTGATGCTATTCGCCACATGGGAAATATCATCAATACTTCGAAGGGTGCGCCTCTGCAGGTGTTCAACGACCCTACTGCCATGATGGAACAGGGTTATCAGAACCGCAAGGCTCAGAGACAGAAACAGGCTGCCCTTGATGCGGATGCGGCCTATAAGCAGGCAAATCTCGACCTTAAAAGTGCGGCTGCACAGGCAGACAAGGTTTATAAGGAGTATCTTATGGGGCTTCGTGGTGAAGGTAATCAGCTTGCCAAGGATAAGTTTGAGTACCGAAAGGGAAAGGATGCTGCAGCTGACCAGTATAAGAAGGATAAGGATAAGCGTGACTTCGAGTATAAGAAGGGGCGTGACAAGGTGAAGGATGAGCAGGCTAGGCAGCGTCTGGCTATTCAGCAGTACAACGCAACCCATAAGGGGCGTGGCGGCGGTGGACGGTCAGGCAGGAGCGGTAGCGGCTCTGGTGCCAAGTACTGGTTTGAGGATAAGAACGGCAAGATGCGCTATCAGCCTAACAAGACCATGTGGGAACAGGAGTACTACCGTGAATACGGCAAGCTTCCGCAGGGCGAGACATCTACTTCTACCAGTACAAAGACCATCAATCCGAAGACTGGCGCAGAGGTAACGACCACCACAAGAAGAAAGGGTGCATCTGTTACCAGTCAGGCAGCAGCTTCGCAGAATGCGGCTAGGAATGCGAGAAACAGACCGAAGCCTGCCGGCAAGTCGAAGAACGGCTATAAGAATACAAAGAAACTTGGTTTATAAACATTAATATATAATATATGGCTGGAGATAAATTTGACCAACTTTATAACGCCTTGAAAGCAGATGGCGCAGTATCGGGAACTAGAGAACATTTCAGACAGTTCGTGTATGCGCCCGGCAAGCAGGGCTATCATAACAGAAAGCAGCTCTATGATGCGCTTTACGCTGATGGTGCTGTTTCCAGTAATTCGTATGAGGAGTTTGCGCAGCGACTCGGACTTCACGCAGTAAATCCGAAGCCTCAGCAGCAGAAGTCAGTTCAGCCTGTCAAGAATCTGACAATGAAGCAGAGAGCGCAGGAAGTAGCAGCTCAGTATCGGAAGCCAAGGCAGCAGAAGGCTCAGCAGCCTAGAACGGCTACTACTTCTGGTACAGACTACATGCAGAACTGGAAGTTGATGCACATGCGTAATGACCAGATGAACCCGATGCAGCAGGCTCAGGCTAGTAATGCGCGCGCACGCATGCAAAGAGCACAAGAGCAGTCTGCACGTCAGGAGCAGCAGAGAGCTACCCCTATCAGCAGAAGCAGAATAACCCCTACTGCCAAGAACTTCAATGAGACGATGCAGCAGCTTTCTACTCCAGAGGCTAAACAGGCTAGAGCCAAGCAGCAGAGAGAAGACGATGCAAGAAATCTCGCCCAGTATGAGGTTGAAGGCAACAAATTTACGATGAATGACGGCAAATATGGTACTATTGCGCCTGAGATTGATGCTCTTGTTGCTCCTTCAATGAAGGAGGCTGATGATTTGTCTTGGTCTCAGTATCAGCAGGATTTGAAGAAAGCTGGCAATGATGGCTATCTGAGAAACAAGGCGTGGAAGGATTTGCAGGACAACAGGATCAAGAACCGCCAGAATGTACTTGCCGACACCCTCAGTTCCAAGTTGCAGGAAATATACTCCCAGAAGGGATTGCAGGAGCACATCATACAGAGTGCCGACAAGCTGAACATGGGCGTGGAGGAGTACGTGGACAAGTATGTTACTCCTCAGATGATGCAGCGTGCCCAGAATATACTGGGCGTTAAGAATATCGAGGAGATTTTACCTCAGAGTGCCACGGAGTATGTGGTGAGAAGACTCAGCGATTCTATCTTGGGAACCTTGTCTGCCGGACAAGACAAATCGAGAGAGCAGATTGCCAGAGAGCAGGAAGCTATGGCAATTGCAGACGGTTTGGAGGACATGCCTACCGTTAATGGCTACAAGGCTAACGAAGGATATAAGTCTGGCATGGGCGCACGTTTCGTTTCAACGGCGGCGAACATGGCGATGGACTCCCCTATTCTCGGTATGACTGGAAGCGCATCTAATATGACAGTGGATTTGGGAAAGCAGGTCCTGATGAAAGGTCTCGCCAAGGCTGGAGTTGTGAAGATGGGAACTAAACTGACTGCACAGCAGTTGGCATTCAAGGCTGCAAACATGACGATGGCACAGAAGATTGCTTCTGGCTTGGTGGAAGGGACGGCGAAGAGTGCGCTCAATCTGGGTGGCTACTCCAGCATTACCGCGGCTCTGGGACAGGCATCTACCGGTGACGATACTTCATTATCGGCATTGGGTCATGCAGCATTGGAAGGATTCGGGCATGGTGCTACCACTGGTGCGATGTTCGGAGTATCGGGTGCTATCATGGCTCCTTGGGTATCAAAGTTCGGTATCACTGGCTTGGAGAAGAGCACAAGCGAGAAATGGCTGCATGGCACACAGAAGCTTGGTGCTACTGCCGCGGGTCTCGGCGTTGAGGCTGGAACCATGATGGTTGCAGACAACATCACAGGCGATAAGGACATTTCTTTTGGCACTTGGCTTGAAGACGTGGTGATGGTGGGGGCATTCAAGGCAGGAGAGCCTAAGAATTACGCTCATATCGGAAATTCTTTGTATAATCTTGCACATAATACCAACCCTCATTTTGTGATTGGCAGGAATGCCAACGGCTCCCCTATTGCCGTGGATATTCGTCTGACTCCTGACGAGAAGAATGAATTGATTTCTTCTGCATCGGGCAAGAATCTGATGGATTCTTTCGTGAAGGTGGACCGTTCATCGAAGACAGCTCCAAGAGATCCGAAATACAAAACGGCATACACGGATTTTATGAACGACCCAGACGTTTCTCAGAGCACCAAAGAGAAGGTGAATGCGGCCATGGGACTGTTTAACACGACAAGAGGCAAAAGCTACCGCAGCGTGAACGACGTGAAGAACAAACAGATTCTTGAATACACCAAGAACGGAACGCTGCTTACACGTACCTCTTATAAGAATGCCGATGAGCGCAGAGCTATTCTTTACAAACAGAAGCTTTATCGTGACAATGACGATATGATGTCGCTGATGGGCTACGCAAGGATGAAGGATATGCAGTTCATAGATGATGATGGAACTGTCACTAATCTAGCGTTTAGATTCCTTAAGGAAAACGGATATGACGAGAATAAGGATATTACAGACCCGAATAATGCCCGACTGATTAATGACTTGCGCAACCCGAAGAGCGCACTCTATCTTGACTGGGAGAAGTATGCGGATAAGAACGGCTTGCTTGGTTACCTCAGATCAGAAAGCAAAGGTTATACTAATAACTTCATGGCTTCTATCAAAGAACTTCTTGGTAAAGAAGGAAGCATTGTTATTGATATTGACAAAATCATGCGCAAGGACCCAATGAAGCGTACCGATGAGGAGAACAGAATCTTCTATCATGTGAAGAGAGCACTCGAAGATGAGCTTTTCCCTAGCTGGAGACCACACGCAGACCAGTCTGCCAGCCAAGGTAAGACGGTTGCCGAGGAGCATAGTCTGGGAACGGACAACCCGGACAGCGGCGTGGTAGTTGATGAATTGCGCAACCTTCGAAACGCAGAGCAAGCCCTTGATGCAGCGATGGATAGCAACGATGTGTTCAAGCAAACCTTTGAGAAATTGCACCAGCAGGGCTTGACGCCGGCACAGATTTACGATGCACTCATTCAGAATGGATTGACCCAAGAAGAGTTGACCCCACTTGCCCAATATATTAATGCGAACGCTAGAGTGCAGGGTATGCAGCAGGCTACTGCTGATGCTATAGAGGAAAACGTGAAGAGCTTTATTTCTGATTGGAGCTATCACGGAACATTGAACGGTCATGCGATGAATGGCGAGCAGGCTCTGTATGTTCAAGACAGCAGCGGAAGAACACTTCTTGTTGGTTCGGGTGATGTTGCTTTCGACCAGACTACTGGCAGAGCTAAGGAAGGAAGCGGCGATATGCTTGTCTGCCTGGACCCTAATACCAAGGAATTGGTTTATGTGAAGGCAGATGAGGTTACTCTGGTTCAAAACCAGCCTATTGACCAGTTTGCTGCAGAATATCGTCAGAGATTGCAGATGAAGAACTCTGAGCCTTACAATCAGGCGGCACAGGAGCAGGCTATGCAGGATGCTGCCAAGGCACAGCAGGAAGTTCAACCTAAAGAAAATAAAAATGAAGAGATTAGTAACAATGAAACAGATGGAAAAATTCGAAAAGGCGACAATGCCAATAGTGGAAGTGATGGAGAAGCAGAGGAAAATGCTAGCGAAGGCGATGCCTCAGTTCAACAAGTAGAGCAGCCTCAGCCTAGCAGAAAGTTTGCCGATGGTTCTGATGTTCCTATGGCTATGGACAGTAAGGGAAGACCTACGCCAGACTATGCTAGTATGACTTCTGAGCAGAGTGCGGAGATTCTTACTGAGGATTTCGGGGAGAATGCTGAAAAGGTAGTGGACGGACAGATTCAGAAAGCAGAGAAGGCTTTGAAGGATGCCGAGAAGATGAAGGTGGACTATACCGCCGAGCCTAACGACATCATGGAGCAGGAGACTTTGAAGAATCAGACTATTGAAGCTGCCAAGAAGCAGTTGACCCACGCTCAGAATATCAAGAAGGCTATGACTGCCAAGAAGGTTGCCGAGACCGTGGGTAAGACAGAACAGGTTGAAGGTGCGCATGAGGCTGGTAGCGTGGCTGCACAGAAGTTTGTGAATGCACCTAGACTTGTGGGCAACAAACGCACAAGAATGCTGCCTGACGGAGAGACCAAGATTAAGGGACACTATGAGATTGTGCCGGCAGAAAGTCTTACTCCTTCTCATGATGTGAATAACGACTATAAGAAATCTGAGGGATTCCCTACCGATGCTGAGGGTAGAACCGTGAACGATCGTGACTATGAGCACGACAAGGCGGCTCAGCAGAATACCGACCAGATTGCCATGAAGTATAATGGTATGGCTATCGAGAATGTGCCGGTTGTATCTGACGAAGGTATCGTTTATGATGGCAACGGCAGAACGATGGCAGGACAGAAGGCTGCAAAGGAAGGCACGGACGGCGAATACATCAACGACCTTCTGGAAAATGCCGAGAACTTCGGCTTTACCAGAGAGCAGATTGAGCAGAGCGGAATCGAGCATCCTCGTCTGGTAATGGTGACGGATGAGAGATTGCCATACGATGCAGCTACCTTCGCTAAGTTTAACCGAAACGAGAAGAAGACTCAGAGCAATACCGAACAGGCGGTTGCCAAGGCTAAGACCTTGACTTCTGACGAGGTAGGCGCGATTGTTGCCGAGATTGAAGGAAATGGTTCTCTTGATGCTTTCTTTAACAATTCCAAGGCAATAAATGACTTGGTGAAGACGTTAGTAGATAAAGGCATCATCGGACAGAACGAGGTGGCACAGATGATGGATAGTCCTGAGCGACTTTCTGCACAAGGCAGGGAGTATGTGAAGAACCTTCTTTTGGGTTCAATCTTCAAGCCAGAGACTATCAGAATGCTGGGCATCGACTCTACGGTGAAGAATAAGGCTATCAACGCTATCCGCTCGGTAATGGACAACATGAAGCTGGGCGAGTTCTCTCTTCGTGATGAAATTGATCAGGCTATCCAATTGCTCTATGAGGCAAGACAGGGCGGCAATAAGGTTGATACGCTGCTGAGAACACCAGACATGTTCGGTGAGGATGCGGCTAAGCGTTACTCTTCTATCTCTCAGATGATGGCTTTAGCCTTGGAGGGCAAGGTTTCTGATTTCAGAGATTTGCTTGACGAATACAACCGCATCGCTAAGGCTAGAAATACTGGCGAGGGCAATATGTTTGAGGCAGCTCCTACCAAGGAAGAGTTAATTAATGAGTATTTGAACTTTAAAAAATGGCAAAATTATGGAACAGGACATTCAGAAATTGAAGGAGGCAATGATGTTTCAGGCAATGAAGAACCTCAACAAGAAGCATCAGGAGGAAATGAACCAACAGAAGCAGGAACAGAACCAGAGCGACCAAGAGTAAAGGAACCAGACGACTTAGTAAACAAGGAACTCGAAAGTCGCATTGAGGTGACGGACGAGGAAACAGAGACTCCATCAAAGAATGGTCCTATCACAAGGCAGAAGATTCTTATTGATGGCGACAAGGAGGTTATTAAGGTTGATGAGCCTAACGACAAGGGCGAATACACTGGGTCTTACTATGAGTATGATGGCAAGAAGTTTGGCGACCTGAATGAGGTTGTCGAACATGTTGACGGTAAGGTAAAAGAAAAACCTCTCCCACTCCTTCCTAAGGAAGAGAACCCAGACCCTACTTTTGACCCGATTGCGGCGGCCGCCCAGGAATTCAAGAAGGAGCATCCTCTGACTGAGGATGAGATCAAGAAGGCAGACGTGGATGATTTGTCCAAGGATATGGCTCTTGATTATCTTAATGGTGAGGTGACGGATGATTTGCATCGTGCTATCTATGAAAGCATCTTTGCCAAGACTAGAGGGCAGAAGACTGAACCAAAGGTTGAGGCTCCAAAAAAGGAACCATCTGCTGACCCTATGGAGGGAATCAAGAATGCAGCAGAAGCTTTTGGAAAGGAGAAGAAAACTAAGGCTGAGACAGAGAAGAAGCCTCAGCAGAAGGCTGACGATGCAGCAGTAGCAGCTTCCAACAAGAAGGTTAATGACCTTTGGGATATGCTCAAGAATGCCGGCAAGGATGAAATTTCTGCTTCGTTTGTTGGTCTTAACTCTAGACAGCTGGAAGTATTGCCTAAGCTGGTGAGCGCCATGGCCGAAAATGCTTATCTGAGAATCAAGAGAGGTATGCACAATCTTGAAGACGTGGTGAAGGAAATGCGCAAGGAGTTTGCCCCTGCTGCCAAGCTCTTTAAGAAGGAAGACGTGGATGCCATCTATGAGCAGATGATGAATATCCGCTATCGTGATGGTGAGCAGCGCATGAGTTTGAAGGAGTGGGCTGACTACTACGAGAAGACTTCCCCTAAGCATCAGGAGAATCTGGTGGGTGACTCCAAGACTGCCGAGGAAAGAAAGCTGGCTGAGAAAAAGTTTATTGATTCCGTGAACCTACAGTTGGCTTTCAAGCATAAGTTTAACGGTATCGTTGAGCTGAGAAAGATAGCTGAGAGAGTTGGTTTGAAGGATATTAAGGACACAGACCTTCAGGAGCTTGCTGAAACTGCCATTGTTAAGCGAGCAAGAGGTATCGCTTCTTCTGAATCAACCAACGATGCCGTGAAGTTTGAACGTATCAAAACACTCTATGAGAATCAGCCTAGCCTCAACCAACGTGATTCTGAGCGAGTGATGAAGCAGCAGTACTCTACCCCTGCCCCTTACGCCTTCCTTGCAGACATGTATGTGAAGGGCAAAGGTAAGGTGATTGACAGCGCCCTTGAACCAAGTGCCGGCAACGGTATGCTTACCATCGGTCTGCCAATGGATAAGGTACATGTGAACGATATTGATGCCCAGCGATTGGCGAACCTGAGAAGACAGGGCTTCAAGAACGTGACCAGTCAGGATGGAACCCAGCCTTTTGCAGACAAGGACGTTGACGTGGTGGTAACAAACCCACCATTCGGTAGTGCTACCCCTAAGGAGTATGACGGCTACAAGATTTCTTCTTTGGAAGGACAGATGGCTATCAATGCTTTGGAGAGCATGAAGGACGATGGTCGTGCTGCCATTATCATCGGCGGCAAGACGGAATACGCCAAGAACGGAAGTCTGAATCCGAAAGATAAGGCTTTCCTTGGTTATCTCTATAGCCACTATAATGTGGAGGACGTGATTAATGTGGATGGCGGTCTGTATGCAAAGCAGGGAACCAGCTACCCTACACGTATTATATTAATAAACGGAAGACGCTTGAACGAGAATGCCTTTCCACCAGTAAAGGATAAGGCTAGAGCCGATACCGTAAAAGATTATGACGAACTTTATAAACGAATTGAAGATGATATACTACGAGGTGAACGGATGGATTCTTCCATCGGAGGAAAAACAAGAAGTGCTCAATCAGAACTTGATAAACAAGGCGCTGCTGGTACTCCTAAAGAGAGAGTACCAGCAGGAGAACGAGGAGGAACCAAACCAGATGGTGAGCGAGAGTCTGACCTATTTGACTCCACTTCCGTATCAGGAAACCATGATGACTTGGAAAATCAACGAGGAACCGAGCCAAGACAAGATGGAGGACTTTCTAATGGAGATAGTAGAATATACGGAACAGGGACAGAGCCTTCTCCAAGCAAAGAACCAACCACTGGAACCAATGAGCAGCGAGGAAATGGATCAGGAGGAGCTGGACGGAATGACGCTCAGCCAAGTGCTGATGAATCTGCCAACGCCGGGAGCGGAAGCGGACCACGGGGACAATTACAGCGGGTGGACAAATCCGTACGTGGACTAAGCACCGAGAAAGTTACCTATACCCCTAAGAGTGGAAATCCATTCACTCTGAAAGCTGTTATGCCTGCCGACCAGCAGGAGGCGGTAAACAAGAATCTTGAAAAGTTGGGCGATGCCGACCAGTTCCTTGTTGATGAGCTGGGCTATAATGATAAGGATGATTTGTATTCTCATCTTGCTGCAGAGCAGGTTGACTCTGTAGCCCTTGCCTTGCAGCAGGCAAAGAATGGCAACGCCTTTATCATCGGCGATATGACTGGTATCGGTAAGGGAAGACAGGCTGCTTCGCTTATCAGATACGCCAAGAAACAGGGTCAGGTTCCTGTATATTTCACCAAGACAGCAGGATTGCTGAGTGATGTTTACCGTGACTTGGTGGATATTGGAAGCCCAGAGCTGAGGCCATTTGTATTCGGTAGCGCCAAGGAAGCAGCCATTACCGACTCAGACGGAAAAGTTGTATTTGCTTTGCCATCGAAGAGCGAGGTGAAGCGAGTACTTGATTACATCGAAAAGAACGGCAAACTGCCAGACGAATACGACTACGTGCTGACTACTTACAGCCAAGTAAGCAATGGTGTGTATGAGTTTGACGAGAATGGCGCCCGAAAAGAGAAGAAACTTGCGAAGGGTAAGACTTTCGGCGCTGCTGCCCTTAGCGGACAAAGAAGACGTGATGCTATTGAAAAACTGATGGGTAACGCCTATCTTATCCTTGACGAAAGCCACACGGCTGGTGGCAATAGCGGTCAGGGAAACTATTTCCAACACATTATTCAGAAGGCAAAGAATGTTACCTTCTTCTCTGCTACCTTTGCCAAGAGACCTGACAACATGCCTATCTACGCTTTGCGTACTGCCATGAACGATGGCGGTATGAAATCATCCGATTTGATTGATGCGGTGAAGCGTGGTGGTGCTACCTTGCAGGAGATTATGAGCCAGACCTTGACACAATGCGGTCAGATGATTCGCCGTGAGCGAGATATGACTGGCGTAACCATCGACTGGAAGGCAATTGATGATCCTGAGCGAGTTCAGGAACAGCGAGAACAGTATGATAGTATCATCGGATTGTTTAATGATATTATCAATTTCCAAAAGAAATATGTTTCAAGTTACGTGGATGAGCGTAATGACGAGTTGGCTGCCATTCAGTCTACTATTGGAATCAAAAAGGGTACAGCTGCCCTGGGAATCAAGAATCAGCCTTTTGCCAGCAAGGCATTCAATACCGTTCAGCAGGTACTTCTCTCCCTAAAAGCGAAGTCTGCTGCAGAACGTGCCATCGACTACTTGAAGCAGGGCATGAAGCCTGTGATTGCATTGAACAACACCAACGAATCGCAGACAGGCAACCTTGCGCTTGGTGAGGAAATGGACGCACCAGACTTGGGTACATCTTTGAAGAAGGGTCTGGAGGGTACACTTCGCTATACTCAGAAGGACGCAAAGGATAATAGTGAAAGCGGCTACATCAAGCTTTCTGATTTGGGCGATGAGGCAGTTGAGGCTTATCACGAACTGGAGAAGAAGATTGAGCAGACAAGTACCGGTCTTTCACTCTCCCCTATTGATGTTATCAAGAACGAACTGCAGAAGGCAGGTTATAAGGTTGGCGAGCTGACCGGTAGACAGACCGAGTTTGTTTATAACGACAACGGAACAGTTACAAAGGTGAAACGTGCTGATACAGACAAGAAGAAACTCGCGCGCGACTTTAACGATGGTAAGATTGATGCGCTTATTCTCAACAAGAGTGCAGCAACCGGTATTTCCCTTCATGCTTCGAGCAAGTATAAGGACCAGAAGAAGCGTGTGATGATCGTGGCGCAGCAGCAGCTTGACGTAAACGATGAGGTTCAGATGCGTGGACGTATCGACCGAACCGGTCAGGTGGCTAGAGGCGCATACGAGTATGTGGTTTCCCTTATCCCTGCCGAGCAGCGACTGCTGATGATGTTTAAGGCTAAGTTGAAGTCACTTGATGCCAACACAACTTCTTCTCAGAAGAGTAAGTTCAACGAAATGGAAGTTGCCGATATTACCAATAAATATGGCGATAAGGTGGTTCGTGAGTATATGGCAGAACATCTTGACCTTTATGCTCGCATGGCTGATCCATTTGGATGGGAAAAGACTAATGGCGATGATTTGTCTAGAATCGACCCTCAGAGTCTTGTTGCAAGCGGTGTCGGTGTTGGCGATGGCGAAGCTGGTGCCGATGCAAGCAAGTTGCTTGGGCGTATGGCTCTGCTGAGAGTTTCTGAACAGGAGAAGATGTTGCAGGAGATTGGTGAGCTTTATGCCAACGAGATTCAGCGTCTCAACGAAATGGGCGAGAACGACCTGGAGATTACCGAGCTGCCATTGAAGGCTAAGACTATCCGCAAGGAAGTTTGGAAGCAGGGTGCAGAGCCGGGCGGCGATAATGCCTTTGCCGACAACACCTATATAGAAAAGGTGAACATGGCCATCTTGAAGAAGCCAATGAAGGCTTCTGAGGTGAAGGCTTCGCAGAATGGTTTGACTGGCGGCAAGACTTGGGATGAATACAAGACCGAGAAGAAGACTGCCGTGAAAGAGTACTTCGACCAGAAGATTGCTGACGAGACTCAGAAGTATGAGGATCGTTCCGTGAAGGCTGCAACCAAGGCTAAGGAGAAGTATATCAAAGATGGCAAGAATGGTCAGAAGGATTCGGGCATTAGCGATGAGCAGATTGAGAAGATGGCTGGCTATCAGTATGACAACATCTACAAGCAGGAGAAGGATAAGCTGAACGATGTGGTGAAGAATCTGAAAGCCAAGGCCGAAATGTTTGAGCGTGTGCTTGATTCCTTCGATACTAACAGCGCTTTCGTTCTGCCTGCAGATATGAACAATCCTAACGAACTGAGCGGATTCGGCAACAGTTACGGAAGGCTCATTGATATTAAGATTACGGATAACTTCTCGCCTAACGCCTCTTCTGTTTCCTTTGCAACCTTGGATGGCAGAAGAAAGATTACCTTCCCTATCGCAGGTAAGGTGGGCGCAGGTGACAACAAGGCGGATGTTATCAGTGCCATTGACAACATGACTAAGCAAGCAATCGGTATGGGAGATAGCCATCTCAGAGTATTGAACCAAAACTTTGATAACTGGGATAGACTGACTAGCAATGAGAGCCGTAAGAATGGTTATATCGTGACCGGTAACCTGATGCAGGCTTTGGTTGACAGTAAGGATCAGGGCTTGGGCGGTCAGCTGGTGAAATATACAACTGATACTGGCGAGGTGAAGACTGGTATCTTGATGCCAGATAGATTCGACCCTAATGGCTTAACTACAGATGCGCCTATCAACAGCGTGACCGAGAAGTTTGAGCTTTCATCTTGGCATGGTGGTATTGATGAGGTTACTTCAACGGATGGTGATGTGAAGGTGAAGCGCATAGACAACAATCGTGGTAACTTCTACGAGCTTCGTGTACCGAAGAGCAAGGCGAAGGGCGGCAAGTACTTCATGGATGAAGATTTGCTGAAACTGGTTAATGGCAATAACTTCGAGACCAGAGGTAACAATATGCTTGCCGAGTTTAAGCCTGACCAGTTGAAGCCAGTACTTGACCGCCTGTCTAAGATGGGCGTAAAGGTACAGGATGAGCGCAAGACTTCTGAGGATGAGGGCACTCACTTCCGTGAGGATCGAGGCTTGCAGTATTCTAAAACAGATACAAAAGATGTTAAGAAAGGTAGAATCATTCCGGAAGATGTAGATAAAAATGTATCTTCGCAGATTGAAAAGAAGTTTGATTCTACCATTGAAGACATTGTAGAGCATGCAGAAGACAGATATAAGTCTAGACTTATTGATGATGCAGATTTGGCTGTAGAAGAGTTTTCTAATTATGGTAGAAGTGTTATAGAATACTACATAAATGATTATGAAAGAAAAGTCGAAAAGTTATCAGGATTGTCCACCGGAGGACGTAATGGTGGTAATCAGGACAGTAAGGGAAATAGAGGCTCTTATCTACTCCAATATTATAAGACCATTCTCGCCGTCGCTGACAGAGAACTTGCCTATAGAGACGCTAGAGCAAAGAATCTCAGAGAGACTTGGGGATTGCAACCAGGAGGAACGTTTTTACTTGGAGACGTTGAACGAATTTTTAAAGAAACAAATCGAGATAAAGAAAAGGCTAAACTCTTCCAGAAAGTTCTCGATATAAACAAACGTCTTGGTGTAAACATCAAGGTAAGTGCCGAGAGTCCGAATAAGAGATCAGGAGAAGCAGACACCTACAGAAACATTGATTTGTATATTGATGGTCTGACAAAAACAAAGGCACCAGACTACGCTGCCCCTACTGTTATGCTGCATGAAATGATTCATGAGGCTACGATGGGTGCTATCAATCTCGTTAAGAAAGGCAGGGCTGAGGGCATTCTGACTCCTAAGCAGATAGAGGGCGTAAAGACTATCCTCGAAATCTATGACAGAGTAAAGGGCGATAAGGAACGTTTCAAAGAAGAGCCTTACGGTCTGACTGATGCTTACGAGCTGACTGCTCAGATGGCAGATTCTAGACAGAGAAAGGCGATGGACTTGTCTATCTGGGATAGAGTTATGAATGCAGCACACGAATTTGCAAGAAGGGGCGATCGCTCTATCTTGTTGAGAGTGAAGGATGCAATCAAAAAACTCTTTGAGGTTTCTGACAAGGATAAGATGGATAAGGCTATCAATGACATCATGGATGATTTCAATGAAACCATTGATGATATTTCCATGAATGAGATTGAACAGGACGGATTCTCCTATAAGGTCACAGATAAGGACGAGCTGGACCGCCTCAACAAGGAGAAGACTTTCAGAATGTATAGCGGAATGCAGGAGGTGGATGGTAAGCTCTACTCCCCTATGGCTGCTATCATTGACGGAAAGCGTACCGATGCAACAGAAATTGGTGCTTGGATGGGCGCAGACGAGCGACCTGACCTTGTGAAGAACGGCAAGTTCCAACTTGTGAAGACAGATAAGAACCCTGGGGCAGGTGAAGGACCAGTTCCAGCGGCTTATAACCCTTACATGCACACATCCACTTCGGTGATGAACGACCAGTTCTCTGGTGCTTACGCTAGAGGCAACATCAAGGTTGTTGAATGGGATATTCCTGAGAGCGAGAAGACTAGCGGCTATCACGCCGAGGGCGCAAAGAACTCTGTGGGCTTGGTGCCTTGGACTTCTGGAACAGTAAACAGTCTTCTGCCTAAGGACAGACAGAGAAGCGTGATGCTATCTAGATGGAGAAAGGCGGTAAGAATCTTGCCAGACGAGGAGGTTGCTGAGAAAATCGCCGACCAACTGAGAGGAACAGGATTGGCTATCCCTTGGAACGTAGTTACCCCTAGCCAGTTGAGAGAGCTTGTAAAACTTGGTGTGCCTATCACTACCGTAGAGCAAGGCAGACAGAACCCTGAAACCAAGGAGAAGTTCTTGCAGCAGATGGCTGAACTGGAACAGGAGTTCCCTCAGGCTAAGTTCGTTGACGTGAAAATGACAAAGGATGCCTTCAAGGAATGGGGCAAGGAAGGTGGCACCAAGTTCCGCACAGATAACGGCGAAAGCAACTACCCTACTTCATCGGTTGAGAGCCATATCGAAAATGTGGCTCAGAAGACTGGCGCAAAGGTGAACATGGTTTCATCGGTTGATGAAATCACCAACAAGGCGGCGAAGGCAGCTATTGAGGATGGTAGAAAGATAACCGGTTGGTATGACGAGAAGACTGGCGAGGTGCATCTTTACATGCCTAATATCCACGACAGATATACTGCCGAGAAGACCATCTGGCATGAGGTGGTTGGACACAAGGGAATGAGAGAGTTGTTTGGCGATGAACGATTCGATAAGTTCCTTCGTGAAGTGTGGTATGACTTGGATAAGCCTGAGAATGCGGCTTTAAAGAAGCTGGTGGATGAGGAGAGAAAGTTCAATCCTCTGAATATCTATGATGCCATTGAGGAAGGTATCGCGCGACTCGCCGAGGATGGCAAGGGTGAACCGGGTTTCTGGAATGGTATTAAGAATAAGGTATCTGATTTCCTTCATGAAATCGGTTATCGTATTGCTCCTAATACTAAAGATGTGAAGTATCTGCTCTGGTTGAGCAAGAACTTGCAGAAAAATCCGAATGATCCTTATTGGAAACTGAGAGCCGAGGCGGTGAAATACCGTCTCGACCATGAGCGTATGCCTGCTGTTGTCGCGCGCGATGGCATGTTCTACGGAAATGACGGAAAGTTTAGAAGTTTAGATAATCTTACCAAGGCTGAGTGGAATGAGGCTACAGATGGTGAGATTCACTTCCGTACTACCCCATCTGCCGGCACGGCACTTGACAGATACCACCGTTCGCTTGATGAACATGGCTATATGTTCACCGAGAGCTATATGGACAATATGCTTTCGCTGAAGAAGTTGATGAATGCGATTGTGCCTGACAAGAAGATTGAGGATATTGCTTCTTCTGAGAATCCTTATATCTTGCAGAACACCATGCAGGGTGCAATGAGCGATGCGGCTCAGATGTTTGAACGCAACGTGATGAAGCCTCTAGACAAGGCCATGGCCGGCGTACTGGATGCTTTCGATGGCAAGAAGGATGATGAGAAGATAAGAAACTTCAATCTCTACATGATTACCAAGCACGGCTTGGAGCGAAACAGAGAGTTCTTTGTCCGTGACTTCCTTAAAAAGATGAGGATGGACGAGCAGAAGAAGCAGGATGCTGACTTCTTGGAAAACAGTTATTATAGCGATAAGGAGTATCTTGATAACGAGTTGAAGGCTGGCAACATCGACCTGAAGGAGTACTACAGACAGTTTGATGAGAGTATCAGAAATCACTTTGATGCAGACTTCGATGCTGGCGAGCACGACTATTCGGGTATGCACGCTATTCAGGAGGTGGCGAAATCTTCTGACCCTTACAATGATGCCGAGGCTATTCAGAGCGTGATGGATTCGGAAGCGAAGATGGAGAGCATCAAGAAGGGAGCTGTGAAGGACTATTGGGAAAAGGTGAAGGCTGCTACCCAGTATTCTATTGACAGCGATTACAAGAATGGTATCATCAGTAAGGAATTGCACGGCCATGTATCGAATATGTTCAACTGGTATGTGCCTTTGAGAAAGTATGATGAGGCTACTGCAGAAGATACCTACGGCTACATTACTGAGCAGGGCGACCCGAAGAGTTACATCGGAAGCACGATTATGAGAGCGAGAGGACACAAGTATCTGAGTGAGACAAACGTGCTGGCGCAGATTGGTGCGATGGGCAACAGAGCCATCAAGAACGGTGGTATGAATGCCATCAAAATGGCGTTTGCAAGATTCGCAAGAAACAACTCGAACAATAATCTGATTACCGAAGTAAGCGTATGGTACGAGAAGGACCCTATGACTGGTATCGTATATGAGCGTTATCCAGATATTCCTGATGATGCTACCCCAGACGAAATCAACCAGATAGTTGCAGACTTCAATACGGACATGAATGCGAAGTCTGCACAGGGTTTGGCGTCGAAGGTTTACCGCAGGGGCAGTATCGGATATAAGTTCCAAAGAGCAGAGAACAAATCGCAGCATATCGTAGATGTGAAGATTGCCGGAAGGACACATTCTTTTATTATTAACGGAAATCCTAGAGCAGCGCAGGCGTTGAATGGATTGCTGGAGCATAAGAATGATACACTTGCAGGACGAGTAGCCGCTAGCATTTCAAGAAATATGGCTCAACTCTGTACTTCATACAATCCTGAGTTCGTGATGCGAAATATGATCAAGGACTTTGAGTATGCATCGACTAACCTCTTGGCAAATGAAGGTCTTGTTTATACCAAGAGATTTGAACAGTACTATGCAAAGGTTGGTATTATTGAGGGAATCAGAAATTCAAAGTTGAAAGACTTTGCAGATACCGGCGGCTTCGGTCTTTATGCCAAGTATCGCAATGGTACACTTGATACTACCAACAAATTACATAGATACTTCAAGGAGTTCATGGAGAACGGAGGCGAAACCGGTTGGGTACAAATCAAGAACATGAAGGACTTCACCAAGGAATACAAGATGCACATTAAAGGTGAACGAAGCAGAGTTCAAAAAGTCGGAAAGGGCTTTTATAATGCTATCTTCAAAAACTTGGAGAATGTAAACGAAATTGCAGAGAATCTTGCTCGCTTCGCAACCTATTGCGCTAGCCGAGACAGTAACCGTTCTATTATCCGTTCTGTTTATGACGCGAAGAAAGTATCTACCAACTTTAACCGACATGGTTCTGGTAATGCTGTTTACTCCTTCAAGAATGGAGAAATGGGGTCTTTTAAGACTGCAAGAAGGAATATCTATGGATTCACAGCTTCATGGTTCAGAAATGGTTCCATGTTCTTCAATGCAGGTATTCAGAGTACTAATCTCCTGATCAATAACTTCAAGAACAACAAGGTTGGAACCATCGGCTATATTGCAAGTGCTCCATTTATTAGCGGTATGGCAATGGCTCTTCTTAATAACTTCATCATCAGTAATGAGGATGAGAAGGATAGAAATGGCGTGAAGGATCCATACGGCGAGTTGCCTGATTATATAAGAAGAAATAACCTCTGTGTATATATTGGTGGCGGCGAGTTCGTGACTATTCCTCTTGCAATTGAGGAAAGAGCCTTCTATGGCTTGGGTGACTTTGCTGCAGGATTGACCTTCTCAAAGAATATCTCCAGTCAGAAAATGCCAAACCTTACGGAAAACAAGGATATTGATAAGTATCTGAATCCGTTTATGGACGCTGTAGGCTGCATGTCTCAGCTGGTCCCAGTAGCAGATTATCTTGGCAACTCTTCATTTGGCAAGCATCCTTGGCAGGAAACCATCAAGGCGTTAGCCCCTTCTGCAACTTCTCCTTTCCTGGAGTGGGTTTATAATAGCGATTGGAAGGGTGCTCCTATTCAGCGAGACAATAAGTTTGATGAGAATCAGCCATCATGGATGCTTGCATATAAGGGAACGCCAGAGTGGATGATCAATATGAATAAGGAGGTTAATGCCTTGACAAATGATGTTGCGCCGGGCAACGAGGATATGAAAGGCAATGACTTCTTGGATGCGGTTACAAATCCTTCTGCCTTGCATCACTTCTACGGAAGTTATTTTGGTGGTGCTGCAACATTCGTTGAGCGAGTTGGCGGTTTAATAAAGAACGGTAAAGACACGGAAACCAAAGATATTCCTTTCCTTCGCTCTCTTCTCTATACGCCAAGCGAGCAGAGCAGCTTGCAGCGAACCAAGAGCAAGTGGTATAACTACAAGGACGAAATGGAAAAGACTATGGCCAACGTGGACCGCCTGAAATCGAAGAACGTTCCGATTGATACGAGAATCACGAATATCGGTGAGTATTTCCACTTCCAAAACTCAAAGGAGGCTGCCAAGGTTAGAATCATCGAGCTGGCAGAGAAGCAGATGAAGCGATGGAAGAAGATGAGGGATAAGGCGAGCGATACCGAGAGCATCAACTTCGCTAATCAGAATATTGACAGAATCATGATGGATGCGGTGGATGAACTGGATAGATTGGAATAAATAAATAAAGGAGTGGGCGGTTGGCTCACTCCTTCTTAAATATATTTCCTTCTATATAAGCAGGCTTCTTTTCCTTTGCGTATTCTAGATACTCGTGCAGAGTATAGCTTACGCCTTCAATAGTACAATATAGATTAGGTATCAAAGACAAAAAAAATCTTCTATCTTGCCAACAAAGAATTTTGAGAACGGAACCAAATCTGTTATCTATGTCTTCTATAATTAATTTTTCATCATATATACCATGTTTAACACTATCAATAAAGTACTGCTCAATAATTGGAACGCTGACCGTTATCAAGTCACGCTGATAGTTTGATAAATCTCCAACAAAGTTACCAAATCCAATCTCCTTTTGAATTGCATAATAGTCTAACCATTCCAATAAAGACATTGACCTTCCAAAATCTTCATAATTTTGGTATGGTATCTTATGTAAAAAATACCTAATATCACTAGGGTGTAATAATTCATGTTTGGATATATCCTGCTTTATGTCATTTAAAATAGTGTTCAAAGAAACTACACCATATTTCATACTTAAATAAGCAGATTTTACATACTGCTCAAATAATTCAGGAATTAATTTTTTCTGCGCTTCTGTCAAATCCACATAAGGAATATAAAAATGAGAAACCGATTTCTTGATTCTCTTGTATTTATATATATACCTAAAAAGAAGCAGTAACAATACAAACACAACAAACATCATACATATATACTTGATAAATAGGATATTGTTGCTTTGATATTCTACGCTCAAAACATTATATGAATGCTTTAATCCCAGATTAATTGTGCGAAATATAAAAGATGCAGTTTCCCATACCAACACGATAGCGGAAGCTATCATACAGGCAAAGAATATAGCCATTGTTGTCATAGCTATCACTCCCATTGATGCGCCAAAAATTTGGACTGGCAAATCTTTAATAAAGTTCCAAAGTTTCTTCATGCATTGTAATTTTATACCGATTGTTATCCTGCAAAAGTAGTGAAAATATTGATAGGTTGTATCGGGTTGAGGGTGATTTCTTTATAGTTTAGACTTTTACTAAATAAATGAGCAGGAGGTGACTCAGCATAAAATACTGAGGAACAGAGGTTTTAATGGCAAAAATTTTATTTTGAGCATAATTAGGCAGAGCCTCATCTTCTTCGTAACTTTGCACCAAGTTCAATAGTGAACGAAACGAATAATCTATTTTATTATGTCAGAATCAAAAACTTACGTATTCGGGGAGAACGGAACCAGTCAGGGCGGCGGTTTCAATAGCATTCTCGCTATGCTCCCAGCACTTATGCAGCGACAGGGTGTAGATCCAAGTTTGTTTGCTCTCTGCAACGGAAAGAGTAATGGTAATGGTTGGGGCAATGACTTGTTTGCCATCCTGCTTCTCTTCATCATCATGGGTAGAGGCAACTTCTTTGGTGGCGCCAATGGTGGCGGCTTCATGCCTAACGGACAGGGCGGTGTTGCTCCTATGATTAACAACGATGCCAATACGGCTGTTATCATGCAGGCAGTTCAGCGCAATGGCTACGATGTTCAGTCGCTCGCTACTGCTCTCAACACTACTACCGGTAACGTTATCGCTGCCATCAACGGTGTAAGCAAGGAGATTTGCGGTGTCGGCAACCAGATGGGCATGACTGCTAATCAGGTATTGACCGCCATCATGCAGGGTAACAACGCAATCGCTACCCAGTTGGCAGAATGCTGCTGCAAGACCAACAACAACATTACGGCCATGGACGGAAATATCAAGTTGGCGATGTGTCAGCAGACTGGAGCCTTGCAGAATGCCATCAACAACGTGGCAGTAGGTCAGGAACGTGCGGTTTCTTCCCTTGCTTATGCTACAAAGGACCAGACTTGCGATTTGCATAACGCCATCAAGGAAAGCACTCAGACCATCGTTGACGGTCAGAAGCAGGCTGAGATGCGCGAAATGCAGAACAAGATTGATTCTCTGCGTGAGGAGAACAGTACCTTCAAGGCTTCCGCAATGACTTCACAAATCGTGGGTCAGGCTGTAGCACCAATCAATCAAGTTCTGGCAGGTCTGCAGAATGAGGTAGCTGGCATCAAGTGTAAGCTGCCAGAAACAGTAACCACCCCTTATAGCCCATTTACTGCTGTTCCTAATTGCGTAGCAGCTCAGTATGGTCTATATGGCTTCAATGCAGCCGCAAACGGCTTTTGGGGTTAAAGAAAGGAGGCTGCTATGTTATGGTTAAGACCTTATACATGGGTGAATCGTAACGGTTCGGCGGCTATCGCTTCTACAGGCGTGGTGGTGAATACTGCCAATGTGGTGTTCACCTTTAAAAACCACGCCTTCGTGAATGCCAGCTACAGAGGAACGATCTTCGTAAATCTGCGTCAGGCTATTCCGACTGGAACGACTGGTACGCTGCCTATCCTTTTCGAGACCAACGGCGTAACCCAAGCCGTAACCAAATTCAATGGTGAGGCATTAACGGTTGCAGACGTGCCGGGAACTGGAGTGGTTCAGCTCTGGTTCGAGAGAGACACTAACACCCTTCAGCTAATGACGGGTATTGTTTAACAAACAGAATAGATAATAGGAGATTACATTATGTTTCAAGGTTTAAGAACAAATTCTTTATTCTATGTCCTAGATAAGGGCGAAAACCCGAACTTGCAGATTGGTCAGGTTGTTTCGGTTAGCAACCCTCAGACGAAATATCCTACCTTTAATAATGGCTTCACACCTCAGCCTATGGAAACTGTGGTTGATGTGAAAGTGAAGTTGAACGACGAGGAGGTGGATTTCAAGCAGCTACCTGCCAACGGACAGATAGCAAACGACAAGAACCTTGTGGTGAGCGACAACAAGGAAGCCATGAGTGCAGAGGTTGATACGATGCTGAGACAATCCAAGGCGATACTGGAGAGCGTAGATTACCACAAGAAAGTCGTTGATTCTTGTGAGGGAATGCTATTGCAACTCAACCCCCAGATAGCCAAGGATAGGGAACAGACTGAGAAGATCAGCAAGCTGGAAGGCAAGGTTTCTGGCATGGAGGGCAAGCTCGACAAGATGATGGGATTGCTCCAACAGGCGATAAACAAGTAATCTCCTATCTATTCACTTTAAAATCTTAGAATTATGATAATGGTTGAGATTACAGAAGACAAGTTTGATGGCTTGTATGAGAACGTGGAGAAGGGCTTGTGCTACTTGGATAAGGCTATGAACTGCCTGGGCGAAATGAAGCGTGATGGCAGACGTGACCGATACGGCGAGCGCAACCGCATGCCCGATTATAGAGGTCGTGGAGGCAGAAGTGGTATGCGAGAGCATGAGGAGTACGAGGACATGCACCAACGTGACGACAGAGACCGTGGAGAACGTGATTATCGAAGCTACGGCGACGAGTATTAACTAACTTGGGGTTTGGTAGTGAAACAGATTTCGTTACCAAACCCTTTTTAATATCATAAAGATTATGGAAAGAAAATACAGACAATCTTTGAACGCCTACGATTATCAGCCGGAAGAAATGAGGGCTTACCTTCGCTACAATGGCTGGCACTTCAATAAGAAGATGTGTGAGTGGGCAGTGAAGCAGATGCGGAAGAATGGTAAGCCTATCCGCATGATGAGCAAGGATGATATTGAGGACATTCTGAAGAAGAATAATATCGTGCTGGAGAACAATGTGGGCTACGATGCAGTTTACATCGCACACATGTGTCTGGCAGACTTCTACGGATCATCTATAACAGAAGAAAAGCAGATGGCCCAGTTCATCAAAGACTATGTAGATGATGAGGATCAGCAGGATGGATTCATCTTCAACCGCTTCTATGCAGACACATCTTTCAATGGTGTGGGTATTCCTTGGGAAGAGATATTGTAGTTTATAGTTGATAGTTTAAAGTTTATAGTTTTGACTGAGCAGGAGATATATTTGGAAAGGTATGACTGGACAGTACATGTAATATACGATGTTCATTCTAAGGATGCCATGAAGGTAAGAAGGCATCTTCGGGATTTGGGATGCAGTGGCATTCCTCTCGAAGATGCCTGTAATCTCGTGCTCGAAGGTGAAGCGAATAAAGGGATAACCTATTCTAATGTTGATATAAGAAAAACGGTGGTTGTTATTGGATGGGCTACTTCAAAGGCTGAATATATGAATAGCCTCAGCCACGAAATGCTGCATGTAGTTCAGCACATATCCGAACAGTTCCTTATAAATATGTATGGGGAGGAGGCTTGCTATTTACTTGGTGGGTTGGTGCAGGCTTGTTGTAAAAGAAAAGGGTGAATCTTTCGACTCACCCTTCTTCTTTTATCTATATGGTTTACTCCCCATACTTTGGCTCCTCATACACCAAGTTATGCTCATATACGTAAGCCTTGGCTTCTTGGTATGTATCAAACTCTACTGCGGTGGCATCCACTGATGGGAATACATCTGCATTGTCACCTTCCTCTGTGAGAGGGAACACCATCTTGGTTCCCTCATGTACGACCTTATACTTCTTTGTTAACTTATTCATATCTTGTTTCTTTATTTTAGAGTTAAACTTATGATACCTTATGCAGGATTGATAGAGACTGAGTAGCCTTTACTCTGCAAAGTCTGTACTGCCGCATCAGAGGCAGAGGTACGAGTACCTGTAGCAGATATAATCTTTTCCCAACTTGGCGTAGAAGAAGTAATATTGCTCTGGCACTTTGCTAAATCAATAAGCATCTTGTCTATGTTGTCAATCTTAGGAGAATTGTTTATAGCAAACGCCTTACTACTAGCAGGTCTTTCTGACCATGTAAAATTACAATTAGTTAGCTGTGTAAATATAACATTTGCTGGCAGTTGTGACAAATCTCCTACTGAATTGTATAATTCTAAGTAAGCAAGTGATGTCATCTTTGCCAAAGAAGATACATTTCCTGATACGCCAGCAGGCAAGTAGAGTGTTTGCAAACTTGCTAAATCTGAAATCTCAGACAAATCACCCTCAATCTTTGAATTAGGAAAATTTAGTTCGGTAAGAGAAGTTAGCCTACTCAAATCAGAAAGTTTACCAGTACAGTTATATGATGAAAGGCTAAGATTCGTAAGACCGACTAAATCTTTCAAACAAGACACATCTCCAAAAGACTTTTGAGATTGAGACCATAAAAATATTAATCCGTTAGAATACTTGAAGTCTTCAATATTTATAGAGGCATTGTTAGAATAGCCTTTAAATATAACGGTACTATATTTATCAGCAATAGAAACCTCATAATCACCATTACTAAAGTAAACATCATAACTTGTATTTGCCGGTATTACTATTGATTTACCTTTGTTCGCAGACAAATTAGAATCAGTAATATAGCCATCACCGATTATTCTTACTTCACAATCCTTATTAAAATTAAAAGTAATCAACTGACTAGCTCCTGAAGGATTTGCAGTAGATGTTACTTTAAATCTCATTTCTCCCAATTTTAAAATAGCATTGTTGTTAACGCTGCCATTTAGCTTTGTTACTAAACATTTATTCATATTTTCTTTTAATTTAAATTAAATCATAATTTTTATCTAGAAAAGCTAACCTGTTCTTTAGCCAGTTATATACTCTGATAACAGAATTATAATATCCTCCAGCAGTAGGTGCTTTATCATAGAACTGAGATATTGGAGCAACATTCTGAACAACATTTAAAGCCTTAAACTTGTAACGTGCATATATACAAGTTTCTCCCTTCTGATATTCTTTTTCGTTATTATAATCATCTGTTTGATAACCATAATCTAAAATAGCCCAATTCTCGTTAAAGTAACCTTTTCTATATGAAGGTGTCTGTGGGAACAATGTAAATTCTTTCTTCAAATTATCATATCCAACAGATTCAAGCCACTTCTTCAACAGACCGATGATGTTATCTATAGATAAGATACCATTATTTCTCAACTCCTTGTATCTAGCTTTAATTTCCTCAGAATATAGAGTTTCCAAACCAAGGCATCTATCTTCGCCAAGTATAGCGGATTTATCACTGTTTGGTAACACAAATATTCCAGCAGCGTGGCTTCCAAATATACTATCTGTATCGTATATTGTAGGTGTCCAGTGCAGACCATCCCATGTGCACCATATCCAGTTCTTGATAAAACCGTCATAATTATATAGTACTTGTGAAACGATATAATAATCAATAAATGGATTCACTAAGAAAAATGATTCAAATGTTTCCTTTGAATTATTTTCCCTAAGCTTTGCTGCAACTGTAGATAGACGAACAATATTATCCTTTACAGATTTACTGAATTCATCTGTATCAGATAATTCCTTCGGGTTGTCACCATCATACTTGTTGCCATCAATATCCTTAAGAGGTTTTGGATTTCTAACTTCAAATTGAGTCCAATCTATATTTCCTCCAAAAAGAGTAGGGTTCCATATAGAACCATCTAAGATAATGTTCTTGGTATTCTTCTTATCGGCATAGTATACCTCCTTAGCTTTTTTTAAGTTCCAGGTATAAATACCCATATCTGTTTCTTTACCATCGTTTGAAACCCATGTGATATTAATAGGGAAACCATCAGGATGGCACTTTGCTCCTGTGAAGAAATCCTTTTTGGTGCTACCAAGTCCTTCTGAAACGCTGTTGTTAGCAATGGTGTACTCATAAGGGTATTGCTGACCAATAGGTCGAGACTGATATACTTGCTCCATCAACCTATAACCTACAATACACTGACCACGGAAGGCATCAATGTAGTACTTCTTTAAGTGGAAACTATCTTGCGTTGGGAAATCACCAAACTTAATCTCACTACCATCAGCAATATCTATAGCCATGTTCTTGACATAGTAACCCATAGATGAAGAACCTTGTGCATTTAAGATAACTGGCTTACGGAAGTAGTTTCCATCCTTGTCATTGTACTCTATCTCAGCTTCAATATCATCCTGCTTTGTTGTTGGCAGCTTTGGTGCATAGAGCCTTACTTGTGCAGCAATGCGAGGAATAGGCAATTCTATATGGCTATCCTTGCTGAAATCTGATGGATTATCCATCTTGATACCAGCAGACTTGAAGGCATTGCTCACTTCTGTTGCAGCTTCATCAGATAATTCAAGGTGTTTAGCGGAAATCTTGTGCTCATGACGAGTACCTTCTGAATCTCTGTAGCCAAGAATCTTATCTTCTGCATCTGTAGTAATCTCAGTTCTTCCTTCAGGGTCTTCAATATGTGAAAACTCTTCTGGGATAGTTTCAGACTTGGCATTGTGAATATAGTGACTGCCATCAGGATTTGTTGAAGAAAGTACTTTTCCTTCTGCATCTTTCTCAACTGCAAGATATTCGTTGTTGTCTATACTGCTTACAGATGAAGCATACTCTTCATCTATTAAACTTTTGCCAAAAACTCTTTCGACATTCTTGTTTTTAGAAATCACTTCCAAGACTTTCTCTGCAACTACTTGCATAGAATCCTTTTGATAATGACCGCTAGATAACGAGAGTGTAATATTTCGCAAATCAACATACCCAAACAACTGGTAGTGTTCACATATTGAAATAATACTATTTGCATACTCGTTTGAAACGATTGATGGTATGACAAGTATAATGTTTGTATGTTTATACTTATCCAAAATGCAGCGAATTAAGAAATCGTAAGCATCTGAAAATTCATTAATGTTCAAATCGTTCAAAGGAATATCGAAATGTAGTTCTCCTACTGGAACGTTTGCCCAAGAGGCATCATTTGTTCCACCATGAATTATAATGTATTCAGGGTTTCCTAGTTCTGTATGACGGGTTATGAATGAACTAGCATCAGTTCCAGACACCTTTGCTCCTGAAAACGAATTGTTAATCTCCAATGTTGCATTTATAGTGTTAAGCAGTATATCCCACCATGTCTGTTTTACACTATTTACATCATTGTTCACATTTGGATAATATGAAATATTTTGAGGAGGGATATACCCTTCAAATGTAGAAAGACTATCTCCCAATATTGATATTTTCTTTTTTCTTAAATCTACTTTGTTTTCAGCAAACAATTTAATTATGTCAGACTTGATAGCTTCAATATCATCGAGCCACTGAGCCTTTACTGCCCAGCTAATACCATCTTTCTGAATACCAAAAAGAGGATGATTTGCTGCATCAAGAATTACCCAAAGGAACTCCTCGCTCTGTGATATGTGGTACATATCATTCTGAGGGTAATATGGCTTACCAGAGTCTCTGTAGATTCCAAAGAGAAGTCTACCCTCAGAATCTATTACTGCATGGATGAACTCCTCATTTTCGATTACTCTAAAGCACTCTTTTACTTCATCATCAATGAGAGACTTGCCTTCTTCTTTGTCTACCTTTTTTTCATCAATGGCCGCAACCTTCTCGTCAATGGTTGCCTTGTATGCTTCCATTGCTTCGGTAAGGGTTTGCTGGAAGGTCTCGCTATTGGCGATGATTTCATTGATGGCTTTCTGAATAGGCTTAGGAATACCGACATCCCAGTCGATGCTACCATCTACACGGATGCCCCAAAGGAACTTGTTTTCAGCATCTGTGTAGGCGCGCAACCACTCCTCGTTGGTTTCGTAGTGACCGAGATTATTAACAAGTTCATCAATGGCATTCTGAATGTTTTGAGCATCAAGACCGCTCTGTGTATTGTCGTAGGTTACTGCCGAACCTACAGATGCACCACCACTGACAGCTATGCCATCTACGGTGTCCTTGATTTGCTTGGTCTTGGTTTGCAGGTCGGAAATATCATCATCGTTAGAAGAGATTTGCCGCTGATGATTTACAAGCGTGCTATCTACATTCTGTATCGTCTCGATGAGATTTTCAGGAAGACCTGCTGCCGCCTTGAAGATTTGAAGCAGTTCCTTGTCGAACTTATCCTGTGTAACGGATTCTGGTGCTAACTTTGAATTAGTAACAGAACCTTCGGCAAGTTTCTCTGTTGTGACAGACTTGTCGTTGAAGTCGGCTGTCTTAATCAGCGGCACCTTCGTTCCAAGCTTTTCATCTTGTCTAAATGTAGGCATATTTTATTTCTTTTGGTTCTGTAGAAGTGAATATTTGAATTTGGACGGTATCGGGAATAACCGAGATACGGAACTCGAAGGACTGGGTGTCCTTGTGGCGACGTATCGGGATGCGAGGGAAATTTCCCTTATCATCTGACTGACGGATAACCACCTTTCCTTTTTCCCTTAGCGTGATTCTTAGGAAAATATCACGGCGAAGAGTAAGGATTGGAGTTACCCACGCAAGTTCATTGGCATCGTATGTGGCTGTAACATTCTCCATATCGTCTTTATTTTGAAGTTTGATTTACGCCTAGCTGTTGCAGGGCGATGGTGTACATCTGGCTAGCTTTGGTATCATCGTAGGCTGAGAGGAGCAGAAAGGCGATATAATAGATGAAGGCATTCTTTAGTTTGTCAGGAATGGAAACATCTGTTGTGGAAGCGTCTGTGCTCACAGACTTAGGTACGCCCACATAGGTAATGACCGCCGTTGAAGTCTTGGGCTGCATGAGGATCTTGATTGGATTCTCTCGCATGATGGCAGCCTGTGGTCGATCAATGGTACCCTTGGCGGTATCGTCGTACATCATAAGAGCTTCATCATCGGTGTCCTCTACTGGTGTGACTGCCTTATACCAAGAAGCGCCACGAATGCGGTTGATGGTAATAATCTCCATATTGGAAGGCATGGTGATAACACCGATGTTGTGATTAGAATCAAAATCGGACACTTGAATTGTGTCGGAAGTCGAGCCTATGCTCTTGGAATCGGACAGGACAGGAGAAGATGCAGCAGTAATAGCTATCCAATGCAGTGCATCGTTTATCTTCGACTTGATGATATTATCCATATACAAATCATCCTTCTCATCGGTGATTTCCGATGTATTGTTGGATTCCTCGTCTATGCACCAACGTACTGCCTTTATGATTTCCTCTATACTCATTTACACCTTATTATATATTATGGCTTGTGATTTGGGAAAACAAAGTTGTGTTTTGTTGCCCATTCCAAAGCACTTGTCAAAGTCTTGAACTGTCGGGGACCCTCACGCTTGTCTTCCTCGTTAACAAAAGCAATCAAGTCTTCATCCGAAACGACAGAAGCAACCTCAATAGGTCCCTTTTTATTTTCTTCTGAAGATTTCTCTTCCAGTTCTGCAGCTTTCTTCAATTTATCCTCAAGAGTTTCCTCTGAACGGATGAGTTTAACGAGACCCTGTTTGAAGAGATCGCTGCTTTCGAGCAAATTCTGAGCGTACTCATTCTTCAAGATAATTTCCGGCTTCTGCTTGGTAATCACATTACCACGCTCGAAGTTGTAACGAACTGTTACGCCATTCTTGCCTTGAAGGATATGACTTACAGAGTTTCTATTTGCATTATATCTATATACCTTAATCATATTTGCTAATTATTTATTTAGAACAACAGGTGACCGGCACGAAGCCAGTCACTTGTTGTTTGGTGTATTGCACTAGGCTGCAATAAGCTGACCTGAGAAGAGTTCCCATTTGCCGCCCTTGTAGATGTAAACATTCTCCTTCTCGTACTTGGTTGTACCACTACCAGCATTTGGAGCCTCGTAATCGGCTGTCAAAGCGACAATCATACCCTCACGAGGAGTCTCAGGCAACTTGCTCATGGAGATAATGTTGTTGATAACACCCGATGCACCAAGTGTAGAAATCTTATTCTCTGGACCAACAAGAATGCTGTTGTAGCCACGGAGAGCAACACAATCAGCCTCCCAGTGCATGTAACGCTTAGCCAGACGTGGATCGTAAGCATCCTTTGACAAGTCGTTGGTGCGCTCCTTGCTCTTCTCCTTGACGTAGTGACGAGCACCCTTGAAGTCAGCACCAATCATGCAGTCTTCCAAATCCATGTAGTCGAGCGTGCTATCCCAAGCGAAGTTGAGAGTACCATAGCTACACTTGAACTGGTTGAAGGTGATGTCGAACTCCTTAACTGTAGAGAACATGACATCGCGACCCTTAGGAAGTTCAATCTTCATCAGACGCTCAACAGCGTTCTTACCACAGAAGAGATACATGGTATCAGACTCAGCGAAGTCTGTGAACATCAGCTTAGCGATAGCGATAAGGTCAGCGAAGGTATAGGTGTCGCCAATACCGTATGAGTTGGTGAGCTGGTTGATGATACCCTCAGCAGAGTAAGCGTACTCCTGAGCACCGTCCTTGGTCTCCATAAGGAACTTCAACTTAGTACCATAGAGGTAACTACGCTCCTGACGAAGCAAGAACTTGGTGAGGGCATCTTCCTTCATATCAGCAACGGTATGAGGCGCCTTCTTCTTGATCTTCTCGAACTCCTCGGTGAAGATGATAGAGAATGCACGCTTCTGCAAGTAAACCTCCTCTGAGCGAGGCTGATAGTTCTCAGGTGGAACATTCATCTGGCTCTCGGAGAGGATGGTGGAAGCACAGAGGATGCGGCTATTAGCTGGGATGGCTGGGCAGCCCATAGAGTCGAGGGTTTCACCAATAGTGCCTTCAGTCTCAGCCGGACCATTAAGTGCCTGCAAAGTAACCTCGTCCTTTGTCTTCTCAACAACCAAGAGATTCAAGCGACCGCTAACCTTGGTCTTAGAGCCACGCTCGTAACCGGCAACAGAAGGAACGATAACGGTACTACCCTTGTAGAGAGGAAGCAGAGAACCAGAGAAGTTAGCCTTGGTAAGCTTGATAGTGCCACCAGCTTCAACATTTTCGATAGCAGTAGTAACAACACCATCGAGGGTATCACCACCGACACGGGCATGCTTCTTCTCGTAGCCATTGCAAGGCACACTCTTGGTAATCTTACGGATAATCTGGAGCAAAGGAGTGCGGAAAGGGCGATATTTCTCTACCTCACTATCCCAATCCTCCTCGGCAAGACCACCCTTACGAATCTGGGTTGCAGAAGCCTGCGTACCGGTCAAGTCCTGACCTTCTACCTTACCGCCTGGAGCCAACCGGTCTGACTTATCAGGATCAACAGGCTCAGTTGCCGCATCAGCCTTGGTTGAAGGTTCGTGACCCTCATCACCAATCTGAGGAGTTGGCTCTGCGGTATCAGCCATAGCAAGAACGCCTCCGCCAGTAACCACGGCAAGAAGCATCAGAATCATCTTGAAGATGAACTGACCGATCATAAAATTCTTAAAACAATCTTTCTTCATTTTATACATATATTTATGGATTAATATTAATACGTGAGACCTTCGAAGAATCCGCTCTTCGGCTCATTCTTCTTTTTAGCAGGTTTGTTACCAGCGCCCGAACTAGAAAGCGAAGGAGGAATGCCTTCCGTGCTAGAAGAGCGAACCTTATTCTGAATCTTCTCGTTTCGGGCTTGCATAGCCGCCTCGTCGCGCGCCGAACTGATGTCGGAATCGTAGTTATTGGCGTTGTGGAGCATCTTCCAAATATCATCTGAAATATAGCCACTCTCTACCTTGTCGTGAATCTCGTAAATCTGGGACCACATATCCTGCGCATCATCGGGATAGAGCTCCATCAGGCGTTCAAGCGACTTGCGCATGTTGGCAGTAACCTTCTCGGCAGCCTCGTTCTGTTCAGCCACGTCCTTGTTATGCTTGGCGAGAATCTCAGCGAGTTTCTTGCCGCCTTCAGGATCATCAAGCAACGTCTTTACATCAATACCCAAGCGAGCCATCGCATCAAACGGATTATCATCCGGATTCTTTTCCATATCCATCGCCAGAGCAGCGAGCCACTTGTGCTTATCGAATACTTTAGACAATGCCTTACCGCTCTCCTCGTACTGTCCGAGCAAATCAGCATCATCATTCATTGCCGCATAACGAGCTTCCTTGTCTTCGAAGTCGATGTCGGAGTGGCGTTTCTTGAACCGGTCAGAGAAAGCCTTGCGATTAGGGCGGTCCTCTACAGGAGCTTCATCTGTAGCAGCCTCAGCAGGTGGAGTCTGTTGAGCACCACCTTCCTCATTCATCTGTGCTAATTCTTCTTTTGTCATATCTCTATAATACTGTTTGAAACTTTTCGGCAAAAATGCAAATAAATTGAAGAAGTTTTGCCGTGCTCCAACCTTGCGCTTGGTGGTTGGTTGGAACACGGCAAAGAAAGCCATGTTTTTGCCTATTTTTGCGCCTATAATTAATAATGTATAAGAAAATGGTAAAGGCAAGAATACTGACACTTAGCAAAGTGATGCCTCAACATAACAAGTATGACTCGGTTAAGGCTCGCAAGCGAAGACAAGAACACGGCAAGGACGAGGAGTTACTCAGCCGATGCAGAAATGCTTGGAATAACCTGAGCGGTGTGCGAGAAACGAGGGCGAGAACGATGCGCTACTGCATGGGCGACCAATGGAGCGACACCATCAGAGTATACCATCATGGTTACTGGGAGGAAATGACAGAGCGCACCTATATGGAGAAGCGCAACCAGACACCTATGAGCAACAACATCATGGTGAGCATACTGGAATCTATTGCCGGTCTTTATGCCAAGCAGGGTACAGAACCGGTCTGCTTTGCAAGAGACAGCGACTCCCGACAACTGAGCGACATGATGAGTGCCACGATGCAATGCAACTGGCAGACAACGTACATGCAAGATGTGCTGAATCACGCCATTAAAGACTACCTGATGGGCGGTCAGATGTTCGTCAGGGAGAGTTGGGAGGCGAAGGAACTTGAAATGCCAGACTCATGGACAGACGCGATGGAACCCGACCACATGTTTTTTGAATGCGGCAGCGACCCACGACACAACGACGTGAGTCTTATCGGTGTACTGCATGACGTGAGCCGAGAAGACTTGTATCAGAAGTTTGCCAAACAGGAATATGGGCTTACAGAAGAAGACCTGAACGCCATCTTTGATATTTATCCTTCGGACGATAACAGCTACGGCTATGAGTTTAACGATGAGAAGGCGTTGGAGAATCTCAGTTTCGACCACAGTAACAAGGGAAGACATTACTCTAGAGTGATTGAGGTGTGGACCACGGAAACCAAGCCAAGACTGCAATGCTTTGACCCGATTGCTACCACAGGAACCGGTGCTTACTTCCGCATAGATTTGGATGATACTGCGATGATACAGAAGCTGCGCAACGACAATATGAAGCGCAAGCAGCAGTATGACGAAATGGGTATAGCGGAAGAAGACAGAGCGTACATCACTAGCGAAGAGATTGCAGATAAGTACTGGTATTATACCTACATGGCGCCAGACGGAACTATCCTCTGCCAGGGCGAAACTCCATACGACTATAAGAGCCATCCTTTTACGATGAAACTCTATCCGTATATCAACGGAGAGATTCATCCATTTCTTGCCAACATCATAGACCAACAGCGATACATCAACCGACTGATTGTGATGAACGACATGGCCATCAGAAGCAGTTTCAAGGGATTCAAGATGATTCCAACGAATGTGCTTAACGGCAGAACGCCAGAGCAGTTTATGGAAGAGGCGGTAGAGTATGACGGATGGATATTCTACAAGCCATCGGTGAAGACACCGAATGCAAAGCCAGAGATTATCACATCGAATGCCGTGAACATCGGTACGAATGAACTCTTGCAGATAGAGCTGAACCTGATTAGAGAGGTTACCAACGTGAGCGGTGCTTTGCAGGGTAAGACCCCATCGGCAGGAACTTCGGCAGCCAGATATGCACAGGAAAGCCAGAATGCAACCACGTCTCTGTATACAATCCTTGCCGACATGGACGTGTTTACGGAGAAGCTGGCAACCAAGAAGTGCATGACTATACAACAGTACTACGAAGACGGAAGAAGGGTTTACGACCGGAACTTCAATACGGTTTACAAGTACGACCGCCTTTCGGCAAGAGATATTCACTTCAAGATCAGCATCAAGAATGCAGCAGCTACAGCAGCCTTCAATACAATGCAGAACGATACGCTTGACAAACTTCTTGAAATTGGCGGCATCAACATCATCCAGTATCTGCAAAACCTCAACGCACCATTTGCAGACAAGTTGCTTGCCAGCGTACAGGAGCAGCAGGCTCAGCTTGAACAGATGTATCAGCAGCAACAGGCAATGGCTATGCAGCAAGGCGGCGGTCAGGTAGAAAACGGAATTGTGCAGGGTGCAGACCAGAATGCGGTAGCACAGGCACAGAGTGCATTAGGATATAACAGAGCAGCATAAGGTATGGAAGTACAGATAACGATAGAAATGGAGAAGGTGATGAGTGAGGTGAGCAAACACTTCGCTCTCATCGGAAAACGCCTGAAAGATAAGAACGGCGATACGATGTTTGCCAAGACCACCCTATCTTCGGAAGAGAAAGGTATCATGAAGCAGTATATCAACGCTGCGGCAGAAACATTTGTAGCAGAGCTGGCACCACAAGTAACCTATTACAAGAACGGAGACGCGATGGTGATTAAGTTTGAGAACAGCAGATGGGCAGACGGAGAAAACGGCATTACCGTTCCATTTGAAGGCAACTTCATCGGGTATGTGATAGCCTATGTATCTAATGCAGTGTTGGGAATGACAGAACCAGACCTAGCCAAGAAGTATGCGGAGGATATGGCTAATCATATAGCAGCTGCCATTAAGCTGATTTATCATAAGACTCCACCGGCAAGCAGCAACATGAGTCTGGCAGATATGACAGGAGAAGTAATCATTGACTAAAAAGGAAAAGATATGATCATAAAATTTCAAATCATCAAATCGGTAGTGATTGAAGCGGTAAAGGCAACAACCTACCTGAAAGCAAAGATAGATACTGCGGCAGACAACAATGCTGCAAAAGTAGGCTTTAACGAGGCTGCTGGCGACGACCAAGTACACGAAAGAGTGCTGACGCATGACTTCGATACTTCGCTAGAGATTGTGAAGACGATTCTTGCCGAGTATCTTGTGCCGAACGCACAGACCATAGGAGACAACATCATCTATTACGACAACAAGACGGATGATGTGGTAGAGTTTATCATCAACGCTTCACGAAGATGCAACGGAACGCTGACCGATACACTTGCCCGACTGGTGGCAAAGTATGTGGAAGACTACATGACATTCCAATGGTGGACGAGAACCACGAATCTGAAACAGGCTGAGATTTACCAAGCATCACTCGCCATTGACGAGCAGAGCATCAGAAGATGTTTCGTTCTGAGTGGTCCGGCAGTTCCTACTATTCCTTATACCCAGCATCTGACCGCCAAGGTGGACGGAAGCGAAGATGACGGAGCAGTAACCATACGTATTGACGATATGGAAGTTACCCTATCCTACTCTATTGACGATGGAGCCATTGATGATATTGAGGCAAGAAGCAGCGACCCTAGCATCTTGGAAGTACACAGAAGTCAGGAGCCACATGCTTTCTGGCTGAAGCCTATCAATACAGGTGTAGCAATCATCACTCTGTTCTCCAGACACAGCGACAAGCTGAAAGTGGAGGTAGAAGCAACCGTAGCAAAGGAGGTATAAGATGGAGTTTAACAAATTGCACCCAACACATTTTATCCGAGAGAGAGGATGGAAGCCCGAGCCAAATCCTTTCTTGCCGAAGCCACGAAGAGCAGGACACGGCTACACGGATAAGCACATCTTTATCTATGCCACCCAACTCTGGTATGATATTGATGCAAACACCAACATGGTAGGACGAGCAAGACGGAACATGAAGGATGCGCAAGGTGAAGATATTCCGACAAGCGAGAACGATCAGGAACGTCCGCTCTTTTACCGTTGGTTTGACAAGTATATTAATAAGGTGGAAGCGAATCTGTCTGCCTATGTAATGAAAACAGAAGGAAGGGTAAGAGATAATGCCCTGCGAGAATGGGATGAGAAGGAGATATGGCTGAAATTTCCCGACTACTGGGATGATACCAAATATGATGCACTCGTCAAGCTGATACACGACTATATCGTGACCGGTGCGCTATACGAATACTTTATGCGCACATTGACGAGCAAGGACCCTCTGACGATAGACCAGATGAACCAACTGGACGAACTGGAGATAGACATCATAGACTGCGCCAACTCTACCAAGCCGGGCAGCATGATTCATACTCTGAAACCCTTCGGATAATAAAAAGCGAGCGTATGGAAGATTTTGAAATGTATGGATTTAAGTCTGTAAGGGAGATACAGAAAGAGAAGAAGGAGAAGGTAAAGAAACTTCTCCCTGCAAGAAAGAGTGCCCAAAAGGAATATATCAGAGACTGGCTAGCAAGGAGCCAAGAGCAGTTTGAGGATTGTATGAACCAACTGGCAGAGTATGATCCTAAGACATACGTCACCATCTACAAAGACCTTACCAAGCACATGATACCAAAGCAGACAGAAGTAAGCGTTACCCACGGTATAGATGCAGACTTCAAGCAGCTTATGGCACTCGGTATGACAACCGTAGAGGATGAAGACGAGGCAGACGTACTGGATATAAGCAAAGCACCCGAGATACAGGATGCAGATTTTGAGGAACTAAACGATTTAACGGATGGCTCTAGTAACTGAACAGGAAATAGATAATCTCGTAGCGGAAAATCAGGAGCGATACGATGAGATTTATGGTCCCTACGACCCTATGACGGGCGAAGGTTGCTATAACTTTGAACATCGTGTGCTGATAGAACTATCCGATTTCTTCATTCCCAAGATGTGGGTTCCGAAGAAGACTGCCAAATCTGTTCTGTTCAGAGGTCTGAGAAAGATGGGCAGTTTGAAAGACTACATCAACTACGTGCTGCACCAGAAGGATGATGCCCAGCATTTCCAAATGCTTACCTTTGCCATCTGCAGAGTGAGGTTCATGGAAGACCCCGAGTTTGCCCTATACGTGACCGATAAGATTGAGGATAAGAAGACCGGTAAGATGATTCCTTTCAAGCTGAACTATCCTCAAAGAAAGCTACTGAAGATTATGGAAGACCTGCGGAATGCCCACAAACCGGTGTTCGTGGTTATTCTGAAAGCACGTCAGTGGGGCGGCTCTACCCTATCACAGCTTTACATTAAATGGATTCAGGACTATAGGCGCGATGGTTGGAATGCTATTGTGCTTGCCCAACAGAAGAATACCGCCAAGAAGATTAAGGCGATGTACCGAAAAGCTTTGGAGCGGCAGCCGGGGTGGACCGTGGGGCATCAGGGCGCAAAACTCCAGTTCTCGCCATACGAAAATTCTCCCGACGATTTCCAAGTAACGGATGGCGTGAAGGCAATCAGACGAAGTACGCTGACGGTAGCATCCTTCGAGAACTTCGATTCTGTACGTGGTAGCAACTTCCACTGCGCCCACTATTCGGAGGTAGCCTATTGGAAGAAGACGCCAGAGCATGATCCTGAGGGTGTGATTTCTTCTATATCCGGTGGTATCGACCCATTGGAAGACAACGTGGAGATATTCGAGAGTACCGGTAGAGGTAACTCTGGTTTCTTCTACGACAAGTGCCAGTTGGCAATGGACCCAAAGAATAATGATGCTTATTCGTTCCTCTTTATTCCTTGTTTCTTCATCGAAAAGGATATGACTCCTGTAGAGAACAGAAGAGCATTTGCCAAGTGGCTTTTGCAGAACAGAGACCGAAGTACCTGTCCGAAGGGTTATCGTGAGACAGGAAAGTTCTTCTGGCGAATGTGGCAGAAGGGTGCTTGCTTTGAGGCGATAGAATGGTACAGAAACTACAGAAACAAGTTTACTACCCATGCGGCATGTGCTACCGAGGCTCCTATTGATGAGGAAGATGCGTTCAGAAACTCTGGTAGACTGGTATTCAATCCTTATTCTATAGACGACATGCAGGCTATGTATAAGCAAGACCCTAAGTTTACTGCCGACATCGTGGTGAACATCAGCGTGAAGGATGATAACACCATTCCGAACTCGAAGGTGAAGCTGAGAGACGATGGCGAGGGAGACTTGAAGATTTGGGCTGTGCCAAACTGTCTGCAAGTAGAGAACAGATACTTGGTGAGCGTGGATATTGGCGGTAAGAGTACGACATCGGACTATACCGTTATGACCGTGATAGACCGATTCGGTATGATTCCTACGGTGAAGGGCAAGCCAAAGGTGGTAGCGAGATACAGAGGACATGTAAGACATGATAAGCTGGCATGGATGGCTGCTGCCCTAGCCCATTATTATGATGATGCGCTACTGGTAATAGAGAGTAATACTGCAGACCGAGAGAAGAACAACAACACGGAGGGTGATCACTTTCTGACTATTCTGCAGGAGATTGCCGACTACTACGATAATCTGTATCAGAGAACGAGCAGTTCGGAGAATGTGGAAGACAACGTGCTGGCGAAGTATGGTTTCCAAACCAACAAGCTGACGAAGCAGCAGGTGATTGATAACTTGGAAGAGTTTATTGATGATAATCTGTATGAGGAGCCAGACAAGGAAATGTATCATGAGTTGCGTATATATGAGCGACATGATGATGGCAGCTTGGGTAACATCGTTGGTAACGGAAACCATGATGATGTGGTAATGAGTACCGGCATCGGTCTCTTTGTGAGTCTTACGGACATGGAGAAGCCTAGCTGGAAGAAAGCGGAAAGAAGAAGCCGTGGCGGCGATGGTGTTCATACGGCGGCGAAAATTTAAGTCAATGTTAAATATTGAATTATTATGGAAAGAAACTTAGAAAGACAAACTTTGAGTTTTAGCAAGGGCATGACGAATGTGCCTAGCGACTTGCTTTCAGATGATTCTGAACTGCTGGAGAGTGACGGATTTATCTTTAAGGATGGGGAAATGAAGGCGGTGCAGAAACCAAAATATGTAACAAACGGCAGACCTATATTATATATTCACAAAGGCGCTGATTACAGAACATACGTCATGCTCAACGAAAAAAGCAAATACAATGAAGACGAAAAAGATGAAATTATCTTTGCTAAAAGTAAAGAGGATGGAACTATCGAGTCTGGGCCATGGCAAGCATTCGAAATAGATGTTGAAATCTATGATGTAAATAGCGTAGGTAATACGGTGGTTGTTACTACAAGTGGCGGATTGTACTATTTTGTATACAAGTCTAAGACCTACAAGTTTCTGAAAGATTTTCCTGAACTAACATATCAGTTTTCTTTCGAGAAACCGAGTTATTCAGGTTCGTTTCGACCAGACGAGTACGACAGAACTCTCATGAATGTAAGCAACTGCGTTGACCATACGGCAAACCAGACGATGTATTATGATGCGAACGGAGCATTTATAAAACAAGGAGGAACAGAACCTAGTGGCATGATCCAAACAGGTCAATTCCATTATTTTTGGATTAAGTCAGATGGAACTAATGGTGCAAAATATTACAATGAGTTCCAGGAAACCGTACATGGTCATGTGATGCAGGCGATTAATTGGGTGAAAAGCAAGAATATGTTTGCGTTCCCTTTTTTTATCAGGTGTGCATTCAAGCTATATGATGGAAGTTATACGAAAATAACAGCCCCAATCATCTGCTATCCTACGGTAAACAGAAATTGTCGATTTAGTTCAGCAACATTTGAAAACAAATACTATGAAGATTTAAATCAAATGACTGGTACACAAAGCATTTTCTACTTTATTGAATATAGTGAGCTTAGATTTAAATTCGGTTCGATAAGCGAAGATTGGAAAGACATCATCAAGGAGATTGTCGTTTTTGCTACAGAACAGGTTATTCCGTTCGAAATCAGTAAAGGCTGGCGTTTTTTATCTCCTAACGACACCCATAGAAAGCCATTTGCCAACTATGGATTTTCATCATACAAAGAAGATGTATTTAATTATGACCGCCCTTCGAAAATTATTCCTCATAGCGAGATACAGCCTACGTACAAAACGGACCGAGATATAATAGAAGAGCTGAAAGGTAAGACGCAATTCTATAAATTATTCTCTGTCGGAATCAATACGAAGGGGTTAGGAGAAGGAGGAGAATGGCTTTACTCTGTGAACGGAACACATTACGGGCAGCCGACATTCATTGCAGACGGAGTAGTAAGCAACCTGTCTACACAAAGCCAACTGAAAGTAGACGATTACTATAGCTGGGCAAAGCTTACCTCAAAAAAGATTTATACTTACAATAACCGCCTACACCTTTATGATGTAGAGCGCTACCCTTTTGCCGGTTTCAAAAAGCTCGTCGGAAGAGAAGGTTTAGCAAGCGATAATAATTATATAATGTATACGCATATTGTATCAAATTGGGTTGATACCTGGACTATGAGAGTAATAGGCATAAGTGACTCTTTCTTGCGTGGCTGGTTTTATTATCCGGATCCTAATGCAAAAGAAATCATATTGTACGGCTCTGGCAAGTATCTGAACATACCTCTAACAGAACACCCTTTTCTGAACGGAGCTTATTCTTTTACCAACCTTCCTTCAAAAGACGGCGATGCAACTTTTGAAACTATAACAGAAGAAGAGCTTCAGGAAAAGACAAAAAACATGAATGTTCCTGAGGTTTTAAACTCACAGATATTTACTTCTGTCGTAAACAATCCATTTGTTTTCGAGGCATCGGGCGATAATACGATAGGTACAGGAAAGATAATAGGAATAGTTGCCAACACGGAAGCAGTGAGCCAGGGACAGTTCGGTCAATATCCTCTTTTAGTGTTTACTGATGAAGGAATATACGCAATGAGCGTAACATCAGAAGGTCTTTATGGAAGCGTTCATCCTATTTCAAGAGAAGTATGTAACAATCAGGATAGTATTACGCCAACAGACAGGCTTGTATACTTTACATCTGACAAAGGACTTATGGCTATATCTGGTGGTACCGCAAAATGCGTAAGCACGTCAATGAGCGGGAAGATTCCAAAAAACTTTAAGAAGCTACAGACAGAAAGTTTCTTGGATTTCTTGAAGAATTGCATTATAGCTTATGACTATAGAGATTCGCTGCTGAGAATATACAAAAAGAGTAAAGGTTGGTTTGAGAATGAATCGGGAGAACAGGACTTTGATGAGAATGAGAAGATATACTATATATATAATATGGTAGACGGAACATTCGGTATGTCTGTAGCAGATGCGCCTATTGACAAAATAGCAAACGACTATCCAGACAACGTTGTGCAGGATATTGCCATGTCTATCTACACGTTGACAGGAAAGCCAGACATCAACGAAGATACGGAAAGCTATAGCGGATCATTTACTACCAGACCTTTGAAACTGGGCGGCAGCATGACGTTGAAATCGCTGAGAGCGGTTAAGAATCTGTTTGATTCGGACGAAGGTACGATTGGGCTGGAGATATACGGAAGCAACGACTGCAAGCACTGGTGCAAGCTGCCAAGCGTCGGCGGCAAGCCTTGGAAATATTTTACTTTCAAGTACACGCTGCAGAACTTCAAGGCTGCTGATGCCTTTGCTGGAAGTATAGTAGAGGTACAAAGCAGACGAGAAGACAAAATGAGATAATTCTTTCATACGCGCTAATTTATGATAACATGAAAAAGGCGGCTGCTCATCACGATTGGTCGCCTTTAAAATTAGCTAAAATTACATTTTTTAAAACATGATTCTCTTTATATGTGTGTTATCTGTTTTTTGATATTATTTATGCAATACGCTACGATGTATCCTAATACGAAGCAGTAAAGATGGAGAAGTCCGTTCACATTACTCAGTATCATTGTGAACAGGATGAACGGCATCGCTTTCTTTAATGCCTCTTTCCATCGTCCTGTCTTACCCCACATCAAACCAAAGGATGCGAACAGGAAACCGGAAAGCCCCATTGTAGGCTGACTAACATACATGGGCAGCAGACTAGCGACAGAGGCAACAGCCAGAGAAGTGACTGGTTTCATATAGTTCTTTATCTGCCAAAGCACCAGAAGGTTTACGGCAAGATGAAAGCCGTTGACATGGAAGAAGCTATACAGGATATGATTCTGCCAAGGGCAACCGGGATAGAAACCGACGTGCCAAGTACACAGAACGAGGCAGATGATGCTAAGCACCAGCTTTGTTCGAAAGTTTCTTCTTACGAAGGTCCATTTCTCTGTAATTTTTCCCATATTTCTTATAGTAAGCGAAAATGAATTTGAGATTACTTGGCTGGATAAAAAACTCGGGGGCAGGCTCAGAAACAAGGAACTGGCAGATAAACCATAAAGATTTGCCTACGAACTCCTTGCGCTGCGTCATTTCGTTCATCCTATTGAAGAGAGTATAGTATAACTTCTGCCGAATCGGCTTCATGCTATCCACCTTTGAGAAATCACCGACTGCCATTCTGCGGAGTATATCCCAAGCTCTTTTGGGAGAAACATAGTATCTGGGAGCAGGAGAATGGACCACCTTTTCCCAAGCCTCCTGTTGGGAATGGCAATTAGGAGCTATCTCCCGATACGCCTTCATCAGATCATCCCTCTGTCTGTCAATCAATTCGTAATTTGCTCTTGCCATATAAATGCTACATTAAGATGTTGCAAATATACATATTATTTAGAATATGACCAAATAAGCACATAAAGATTTAAATAAGTTTAATATTATGTTGGTTTTCATGGTGTTACGAAAGAAAAAGTTTAACTTTGCAACAAAATGAGATGCAAATCTCAGAAACAGTTAACAAAAGGTAAGATTAAGCCATAAAATCATAACAAAATGAGAACAAAACAGGAATCACCTCTCTCGAAAGAGGAGGAAGCCTTAGTAATGGAAGGCTTATTGAGTAGGAAGATTTGGAGGTTCTATGAACTTCTAGCAAAGTGGGCACCCATACCATTGATGTTAGGTCATTGGTACGGCGTATGGGACTATGGGCATTATCCCTAGACCTACCATAATAGATACCAACTATAGCGGCAACTGCATCATCTGGATTTACATACTGGCGTATATCTATATGCCTTTATCCATGATTCCGGTTAGTTTCTTTTTCAGATACTGCTGGATTTATCGCATTCCGTTCTTTTATTTCTTTGGTATCAACGCTATCAGATTGTATTATCAGCACTGGCTCATCACTCCCGAGCAGCTGGAGATGCACCATGTGTTTATCATATTCACTTTAATGCTTTACGCTTATGGATTTATCAAAATCGCTCTATCGAATAGCAGAATCTGCCTTCGGGATGCTAAGAAACGATGAGTGTGGGTTTACAGAGGAAGAAGAGAGGATTGTGCAGAGGAATCTTCTTTACTGGATGGAAAGAAAGCATCACTTTGACGAGCAACTGGGCAGAGCCTGCATCGCCAACATCTATTATTTTGATGATGATGTTCACAAAAAGTATGCTCCTTACTTCGGGTTTGATGAGTTGAAGGAGGACTATGAAAGGTTATCATGGAACATACCTGACTATAACTTCTGGGATTTTGCGGTAACGATGAATAAGATGTATGCTGACCATATAGACGTGGTGGGCAAATGGTCGAAGAACAAAGATACCACCAGAAAAAGGATTTCGGAACTTGCTATCAGTTTCCTCTGTGACGAATCGACAAACCACCCGACAGATAAAATCTGGTGGTACATGAACAGCTAAGTTGGAACACGGCAAAAGCTATTGAAAAGCCTTTTATCTTTGTAGCCATTAATCATAAATAATGATATATGGCAGAGATAGTACATACATTTTTACAAGAGCACCTGTACAGATCGGCATTGGTTATTGCCATCTGCATGGGTGCCCTTATCATTTCTATGGGCGTGGACCTGTTCTTCGGCATCAAGAAAGCGAAAGAGAACGGACTGGCTACGACAAGTACGGGATTCAAGAAGACTTGCGACAAGGCGAGGAAATACTTCTCTCCCTTCATGGTGACGGTCTGCATAGACCTGATAGCCTGTACGGTTCTCCCATTCCCTGTCTTCTCTATGATTTGGGCAGGCTATTGCGTGTTCTGTGAATTTGTAAGCGTAAGAGAGAAGAGCTGGCAGAAGGCTGAGATACGGAAGCAGGAGAAGTCTCTTAGCGTTATACTTGAGAACAAAGATGATATTGCTAAGATGATTGCAGAACTTTTAAAAGAGAATGGCCATGGACAATATTTGGAGAAATAACACTGACGAGAATCTTCCAAATGAGATATGGAAAGATATTAAAGGGTTTGAAGACGAGTATATGGTTAGCAACTTAGGCCGTGTGAAATCAAAAACTCGTATTGTTGTTAGCGAAAGATGTGAAAGAAAAATTAAGGGAGTTATCAAACTTCAAAATCTAGACCTACATGGATATTGCACAACTCGATTATCCAAAAATGGAAAAAGTAAGCTTTACTCCATACACAGATTGGTTGCAATCTCTTTTATCAAAAACCCATCCGGTTTTCCTGTAATTAATCATAAAGACGAGGTTAAGACAAATAATTGTGTCGAAAATTTAGAATGGTGTACACAAAAATATAATACAGAGTATAGCGGAACACCACAAATGATAAAAGAAATAAATTCGATGCAGATAGAGCAATACGATTTAAAGGGGAACTTTATTGCAACATACAAGAGTGCAACAGAGGCAGCAAAAGTTATAGGAGGACTAGTTTCTAATATATGTGCTTGTTGCCATGGTGATGCCGGTTCCTCTTATGGGTTTATTTGGAAATTCACAAAAATGGATAGAAAAAGCAAAACGAGGATTCATAAAAGAAGAGTTATACAAAAAACTCTGAAAGGTGATGTTATAGCTTACTTTAATAGTATAAAAGAAGCCTCCGTAAAAACAGGGTGTTCTCAGATATGTATATATGCTTGTTGTAATCATAAACAAAAGACGACAAAAGGTTACGCATGGGAGTATGCAGACAATTCTTTTACGGAGCTAAAGGAGCAGGGAAAGGAGGAGAAGAAATGAGACTGATTAAGAGAATTTTTGTTCATTGCAGTGCCTCTTCTCAGAAATGGGGCGTGAAGGAACTTTGGGATGAGTTTAAGCGCAAAGGCTGGAATAACCCAGGGTATCATTACGTGATTACTGCAGATGGTGGGATTCACCAGATGCTGCCGGTAGAAATGGTTAGCAACGGTGTGAAGGGATATAACACTACGGCTATCAATGTGGCTTATGTTGGCGGCATCAACAAGAAGGGAAAGGCGGTAGACAACAGAACTGAGGAGCAGAAGAAATCGCTTATCACTCTGCTCACTTATCTGAAGAAGAAATATCCGGATGCTGAAATCTTGGGACACAGGGATATTTCGCCCGACAAGAACCATAATGGCGTGGTGGATGCTTGGGAGAGAATCAAGGAGTGTCCTTGCTTTGACGCTAAAGTTGAATACAAAGAGATATAGCTTATGAAATGGTATGACACAAGGTTTTGGAAATGGGATTGCATCGGCTTGGTGATTGGAATTATCCTATTGGCGTTTACTGGATGCAAGACGAAGGAGTATATCAAGGTTCCTTCTGTTAGAACTGAATACGTATGCAGAACTGATACTTTTGCTAAGTTGGATAGTATCTACATGAAGGATTCGGTATATGTTTTTCAGAAAGGTGATACGGTTTTCCATAATAAGGTGGTTTATCGGGACCGGTATCATAATATATATAAGGTGAAGACGGACACGATAATCAAGAGGGATTCTGTCGCCGTGCCTTATCCTATAGAGCGAAAACTGACGAAGAACGAGCAAAGGCTGATGTCGCTGGGCAGATGCTATATCACCTTTCTGTTCATACTGGCGGTTTGCGCGATTGGGTTTACTCTCTGGTACAGAAACAAAAAGTGCTAGCTTATGGCGAAGATTAGCGAAGAACTGCAGATGATTGATTCGCTCCTGATGGAATTTCATGAGCGGATTCAGAGCGGAAGATGCTTAACTAACAAACAGCAAAATGCTTTCATGTTAGATTTTCTGCACCGCATCGCCAACAAAGACGAGCCTATCAGCAAGGCTGAGGCATGCGGCTACGTTCATGTTTCCAGGGCTACCTTTGACCGCCTTGTGAAAGAAGGCAGGCTGCCAAAGGGTAAAAAGCGGAAAGGATGGACCGAGCTAGTTTGGTACGAAAAAGATTTAGATGAATATATAGACAGATTGGTATAGATTTTACTTTTTTATTTTTGTTAGTTGTATTAATTAGGTTTTAAGTAGATTGTTTCATTGCAAAAAGAAATCCCCACTCGGCTGTGATAGCTGGGTGGGGATTGTGGGTTACTTATTTCATGAATGCCATCCAAATAGTTTGGTTCTTGATGGTGGTACGGTGCCCGAATATAGGTTTGTAATCGGTGATAGCCTTTAGTACATCACTAACCTTTATCTGCTGCTCGTTCCACTTGAAAATGAGTGTTCCGTTTGTTTTCAGCACCCTCATGCCCTCATGGATAGAATCGTTGATGAATGCTTGCCAATTTTCGGGCAGCTTACCATATTTCTTGCATAACCAAGAGCTCTGTCCTACTTTTAGCAGATGAGGAGGGTCGAACACAACCATATTGAATGTTTCATCTTCGAATGGCAAATTAGTGCAATCGGCTATCATATCGGGTTGTACGTCTAATTTGCGTCCATCACATAATGTGTCGTGATATTCTCTTATGTCTGTAAAAAGTACCTGTGGGTCCTGCTTATCGAAATAAAACATACGAGATCCGCAACACATATCTAATATTCTTTGTTTCATACGCTATAATCATTTAATTCCCTTACATTGTTTAATAACCGTCTCATTGAAAGACAAATTATAAGCATGAGTATCTGTAACACCTTCAGACTCTTTATATTTGTCAAGAATAGAATCCCTTATTTCGTCAATATAAGGCTTATCTAAAAGTTTGAACATGATGACATTAGTCCAATCGTCAATTCTCCTATTTGGATTATCAATATCATCTTTATACCAACCAGATTTTCGCCCACTATATTTATGTGGAACAAGATATTCTGCTACCATTGGCATTGCGATAAATCCATCATTCTCCATAGTAAGAACCAATACCCAATCAAGCTCAATTCCAAGTTTTTCCATCTTGAAATACTCTTTAATTGGCAACCATCCCTCTAACTTCATTCGCTCAATAAATAAGTTAGCTACTCCTGCTCCTATAATTTCTTCGTTCATACTTTCCATTTTTATTTAATTTTACGTGCGATACTATAAGTATTCTCTATATGTCCATTATTACAACAATGTGGATAAAAATACTTATCTGCCCCATACTCAAGTGCTTCTATAATACCATCGTCACTATCTTTGCACTTAGAATCAATGGTAACTCTAATACTTACTTCAAATTCTCTTGCCATAACTATTCCTCTTTAATTTCTACATCATCATCACCAAGGACATCATTTATTTTCTTTTCGACGAACTTATCAGATGCTAGTTCCTTAATAAGTTCATCTATATCAGGAAACTTTGCATCAACTCCGTCTTCCTGATTTTTGGAGGAAACATAGTCCTTTAGTGCTTTCGTCCAAGAACTATTTGCCAAGTCTGCCAATGAATCCTTTTGGATTTCATAGGCTTTCTTCAACTCTCCGTTATCACGGAAATATCTGAGCACTTCCGTCAATGCAGCAACAAAGTTCTTGTCAGACATCGGGTTGCTCTTTGCCTCTTCCAGTTTTAGCATCAGGAAGAGTAATGATGAATGTAATTTTGTTTTGTCCATAATTAACCCTTTCTTCTACGATTCTTGATATGTAATGCTAAAGCGCAAAACGACAACAATAGCACTAATAATTGTCCTGCTTCCATATTACTTACTTTTAAGTTTTTCAATTCTTTTATCACAATTCTTTATCATTCGTTTGAAGAAATCTTTTCTCTTCTCCAAGACGAAGATTTGGTCGTACTTACCAACATAATAATCTCCAGACAAGAGGTTATTAATGTGTATTCGTACAACTTCTTGCGACCAGCTATCTATAAGAAGTAAATAGGTGTCACGATTAGGGTGTACCATAAGGTACTAGTAGTAGTGAAAATCATCATTGTTAACAAATGTTACTCCATACCCTTTTGTTAGCTGACTTATATCTTTTAATACTTCCATATCTATTTCTCCTTCCCGTATAAAAGTTCAACACTCTTTCTTAGCACTGCCTCTATATGGTCTCT